CGGTATTCCGCAAGAGGTGGACCATTATTATCCATTGCGGAATAAAATTAGCTGCGGCTTGCACGTGCCGTGGAATCTCAGGGTAACGACTCGAACAGAAAATCGCTCTAAAGGTAATAAAATGCCGGGGGCTGCATGAGCGTCGACATCAAACACTTTACGCTGATCGGCGGCCCGTTCCACGGCACGGTCGCGCACGGCGTTGACCCGGCGTGGAAGTACGTCATGGTGCCGACGCCGCTCAATGGCGGCGGCGACGTGTACACGCATCGCGACATTGATGGCGAGGTTTGCTTCGTCCACGAGGCCGTCGGCGACGCCGTGGCCAAGATCCTCAAGAAAGCGAGCGGGAGCCGATAATGACGTCAGCCCAAGTCGTCGTCCAGTTGTGGATGGGCATCATCGCCTGCGCGCCCGGCGCCGACTGCTACCTCGACCATGAGTGGCACTCGAAAGTTGCCTACGACTCGCAGGAGGCGTGCGTCGAGACGATGCGGCTGGCGCTCGGCTTCTCGGTGCGCGGCGCGATCGACGAGAAGAAGTTCACGATCAACTGCGTGCCGTACCTTGACAAGAATCCAAAGCTCCCATAGCTCAGTGGCAGAGCGGACCCCTCTAAAGGGTTGCGTCGAGAGTTGATCCTCTCTGTGAGCGCCAACACCGTGAAGTCCACCGACAACTAGGTAGCCGACCCCGTCCTCTACGCGATTGTCCGCGCGGACCTGTTCATGACCGCGGGCAAAGCCGCCAGCCAAGTTGGCCACGCGTTTCTTGATTCGTACATCAAAGCACCCCCCGACATCATCGCCGCGTACCTCGCCGATGGCGGCACCAAGATCGTGCTGACCGTGCCCGACGAGAAGTCGCTGTGCGACGCCTACTATGAGGCGCGCATGGCCGGGCTGCCGTGCGCGATGGTCGTCGAATCAGAACACGTCATGCCGCCGTCCTTCGACGGCTCGCCGGTCGTCACCGCCGTCGGCATCGGCCCGGTAGCGAAGGCCGACGCGCGCGCCATCACCAAAAGGTTGCCGCTCATGAAGTGAGATTCGGGTGTCTAGCTCAAGGGAGAGCGCCGCGCCTCTAAAGCGCGGAGACGCAGGTGCAACGCCTGCGGCACCCACCATCAGATTGCGCTCGTAGCTCAGACTGGGAGAGCACCGAGCCGCTGCCACGTAGGCGGCAACAAGGAGGTCCGACGTTCGATTCGTCGCGGGCGCGCCAAATCTTTGTTAACCTTGTCGTTTCATTGAGTTGTCAAACAAGGCGTGCTAGTCGGTCATCTAGCTGACTGGATAAGGGGCGCACATCTTGGGCTCTCGCTTCCCGACGCGCGTGCTGGGCTTTTAGATGATTGGCATCGAGCGCGCGCGTCTCGAAATCGCTGCCGTCGAGCAAGCTCTTTCCGAAGGCCATCCGATCTACGTCAAGCGCGGGCACATCATTAAAAGCGCCGTGCGCGTGGCCGCTGACCGCCTCGGCATGCCGCAGCAGACGCTCTCCGATCGCGTCGGCAAGCCTGACGTCCCCGGCACCAGCTGGCGCCTCTACGAGATCAAGGTCGATTGGAGCAAATACAAGCCGAGGGAGGGCATAGAGGCCGGCGAATCAGCCGAGGCGCCGGCGTATTCTTCCGAGGCGGCGGCGGCAGAGGGGGCACCGCCGCCAGACCCGATCACCGAACGCCGCCTGCGCGACGATGTCTCAAGGCTCAAGTCCGCGCTCAAGGACGCCGAACGCAGGGCCGCCGAAGCCGAAGCCCGCGAGCGCGGCGTGCTCGGGCTAACGCAGGAGCCGCTGCGCGCGCGGCTTGTCATCCCGACGAGCCGTCCGGAGTCGATTGGCGGGCGCACGGTCATCATCCACCTCTCCGATATCCAGTACGGCGAGACCGTCTACCTCGACGAGATGGACGGGCTCAACCGCTATGACGCGCAGATCGCCAAGGTGCGCATCGGCCGGTTCTTCACGCACGCCGTCTCGCTGATGACCGAGCACTGGAAGGGCGCGCCGCCCGACGAGGTGATCCTCTGCCTGGGCGGCGACATGATCAGCGGCAACCTGCACAAGGAGCTGGAGGAGACAAATCTGCCGTCGCTGCCGGAGACGGTGCGCGAGGTCGGCGAACACATCGCCGGCGGCATCGTGCTGGTGCGCGCAGAGGTCAAGTGCCCGATGCGCGTCTACCAAGTGCCGGGCAACCACGGGCGGTCGACGCCGAAGCCGCAGAGCAAGCGCCGGTCGGCGTCGAGCTTCGACATGCTCGCCGGCGACTTCACGCAGGCGGCGACGCGCGGGCTCGACGGCGTGACGTGGTACCGCAGCCCCAGCCCCGACGCCTACTTCTCCACCTACGGCTGGCACTGGCTGATGAACCACGGCGACACGATGGGCGGCCGCGGCGGCGGTACGGGGTTCATCGGGCCAATGGCTGCGATCATCAAGGGCCACCGCAAGCTCGTCGACACGAGCTGGCGCTCTGGCAAGGCCGTGCACTTCGTGCTCACGGGCCACTACCACACGACCGGCAAGACCTCTTTCGGGTGGGCTAACGGCTCCGTCGCGGGCTACAATGAGTTCGCGCGCGACCTGCGCGCGGACCCGGAGCCCGCCAGGCAAAACATGCTGGTCGTCCACCCTCGCCACGGCGTCATCACCGAGCAGCCGCTCTACCTCGGCGCGCCCGAGGAGGGCTCGCTCTACACGGGGCCGGCGACCGTGGTCCGCCCGCAGTGGGTGCCGGAGGCCGACGACGATGGAGGCGGCAATGAGGAGCCTCAAGTCTAAGAAGCCCGACATCGACGCGCGGGAAGTCGACACATCGATTCTGCCGCTCGTTATCATCGATTGGCAGGACCACGTCTCCCACGACTCGTGGTTCAGCGGCGCCGCCGAAGTCGCGGAGCAGGCCAAGCCGCAGAACGTGCGGTCGGTTGGCTGGCTCTACGCGGAGACGGACCAGGGCTACACGCTCGTGTCGGGCATTTGCCCGGACGACAACGACGTCACCTGCATGCAGTTCATTCTGAAATCAGCGGTCACCGGCCGGACCGACCTGCCGCGGCCGCGCAAGCGAAGGAGCAAGAAGGATGCACACGGTTTACCTGGCGGGGCCGATAACGGGCCTGACGTATGACGGCGCGACGGATTGGCGGCACGCGGTGGCCGCCGACCTCAACAGCGTCGGCATCAAGGGCTTGTCGCCGATGCGCGGCAAGGATTACCTCGCGGCGCTCAAGGGGCCCATCTCCGGCACCGGCGAGGAGTACGCCCACCTCGGCGTGCTGTCGCTGCCGCGCGGCGTGATGACCCGCGACCGCTTCGACGCGACGCGCTGCGACGTGCTGCTGGTCAACCTGCTGGGCGCGACCGCCGTGTCGATCGGCACGGTGTTGGAGATCGGGATGGCCGACGTCGTGCGCACGCCGATCGTGTGCGCGATGGAGCCGTCCGGTAATCCGCACGAGCACATGATGATCAGCGAGGCGATAGGCTACCGGGTGCCGACGCTCGCCGACGCCGTCCACGTCGTGAAGGCCATCTTGCTGTGACCGTAGCCGGCAACCCGAAGCAGGACTTCGGCATTCGCAAGGTGCCGCTGTTCTCGGTGGTGCCGCTGCGCGTGCTCGCCGGCGTTGCGCTCGCGATGATGGAGGGCGCCCGCAAGTACGGCGCCTTCAACTACCGCGTGGTCGGCACCATCGTCGCCTCGGTTTACACGGACGGCGCCGCCCGCCACATCGCGCAGTTCTGCGAGGGCGAAGACCACGACACCGAATCAAAGGCAGGCCTCCACCACCTCGACAAGGCGATAGCGTCTCTGATCGTGCTGCGCGATGCGATCCTGCGCGGCAACTGGGAGGACGACCGGCCGCCGCGGTCGGACCCGAGCTGGATCACGCAGGCGAACCAGACCGCGAGCATGCTTGTTGATTCGTTCCCGACGCCGGTGGCGCCGTACACGCAAATCGGGCTGTTGGAGCCGTCTACAGACGAATGAGCGGCGGCCCTTTTCGCGCTCAACCATCTCGTGGTAATGCGCAAATCATGGACGTGACCGTCACCGCGGTACCGCGCGCCGCCGTCAGCATCGCTGAGATGGGCCCGATGTTCTTCTGGACGCGGCCAGGTCTGATGGCGACCAAGGAAGAGATCGAGGCGATGGACAACGGCCACATGACCGACGACCAGAGGCGCGACTTCGCCCAACGCATGTTCGACGCCCGCGAACGCCTGCTGTGCGCCGATACCTCGGGATGGCCGTCATGAGTCTGCGCCGCCGCAAGTTCGGCCTGCACTGTTCGGCCGCCTATCAGGGCCGGCTGCTTCACTGGCTGTGGGGGCTGCCGGCGTTCATGGCCGCGCTCATGTCGCCGCAGGCGGCGAAGGTATACTCGTGGAAGTGCGAGGCCGTGACCGCGCCGATCGACGGCAAGAGCTGGCGGGTCGACGACAAGACGAGAGCCGTCTGGACCGACGTTGTCGGCCGGAGGCTCGCGTGAAGGCCGCCGGCATCGCTTTCGTCACCAACGACGGCCGCATGCTTTTCCTGCTGCGAGCGCCAGACAGCGACGAGCACCCGGACGTGTGGTGCCTGCCCGGCGGCCACCTCGACCGCGGCGAACGCGCCATAGACGCTGCCATGCGTGAGGCCCGCGAGGAGACCGGGTGGATCAGGCCCGAAGAGTCGACGGCGCCGCCGCCCAAGCACGTCGTGGACAGCGACGGCTTCGCGACCTTCCGCCAGGAGGTCGGTTCGGAGTTCATCCCCACGCTCGACGAGGACCACGTCGCATGGGCGTGGGCGCCGCTTGATTCGCCGCCGCAACCGCTGCACCCGAACCTGCGGCGGACGCTGGGCGCGATCGCCGGCGACTCGAACTGGTCGATCGTCGACGCCGAGAAGTCGACGCGGGAGGGCGAGGCCGACGGCCACCTCCGATCTTCGCTGCGGAACGCCGGCAAAGCCGCCGGCGGCAACCTCGAGAAGGCCAAGAGCATGCACGCCAACGTGGACCCGACGGCGCACGACCAGCCGATGCTGTCGACCGCCGCCAATTCCGGGATGCCGCTCGCGGACCTGCGCAAGAAAGCGCGTGACGCGCTCGACGGCGCGATCGACATGGAGCCGGACGACTGGCGCGGGCTCGTCGGCGGCCTGTTGGAGTTCTTTGCCGAGGAGGCGCGCGAGCCGGAGCACGCTGGCGACGAACAGGACAACGGCCCGAACAAGGAACAGTTCGAGCTCACAGGCGGCGAGCGCATGGATGACGTCGGCGACGAAAAGCTGCCGGGAGACCTCGTCGCTACCGATTCGTCGATCAGGCTGGCGATGGACAAGGACTCGGTGCGCACGCGCGACAAGGACGGTCGCCTGCACGTCGGCATGACCAACCTTTGCAAGGCCTGCGTCAGCCCGTACCGCGGCGAGGAAATTCCTGGCTGGGAAGAACTCGGCCTCGATCCAAGCCAAGTCTACCAGCTGCTGCGCGACCCCGACGAGCTGCAGAAAGGAATGCAGACGATCAACGGCGTGCCGCTGCTGCGCAAGCACGTGCCGGTGTCAGCCGACGACCACCGCCCGCACGACGTTGTGGGCGCCGTCGGCACGAGCGCCGAATGGACCGCGCCGTTCATCCGCAACGGCATCACGATCTGGCCGGCGGCCGATATCGACGGCGTCGAGACCGGCGAGAAAGAGGAGCTGTCGCCGGGCTACCACTACAAGCCCGACATGACGCCAGGCTCCTACCAGGGCGAGCACTACGACGGCGTGATGAGGGAAATCGTCTTCAACCACGTCGCGCTCGTCGAGGACGGCCGGCAGGGCCCCGAGGTTGTCGTCGGCGACAGCAACGAGAAGCTGTGGGCAAACGTCGAGCAAGAGCTGATCAAGATGGGACTGGCAGCAGCATGAGCATGGTCGAAGTGAAGACGTCGCAGACCGTCGACTACGGGATCGACGTGCGCAGCATCCGCGAACGCCTCAACCTGAGCCAGGTGCGGTTCGCCAACAAGTACGGCTTCAACTTGTCGACGCTGCGCGACTGGGAGCAGGGCCGGCACCCGCCGATCGGCGCCGCGCGCATACTCATCTCGGTGATCTCGAATCACCCCGAGATCGTGGACAAGGTGCTGGACCAGACGCGCGCTGTGGGCTGACACCGCGCTTCTACTGACCGTCCATACTATCGAAACAAAAGAAAATGCGGCAATCATCCGCGCACGCTTACGCGCGTGGTGAAGGCATTTGCTGATGACACGGTTGGGCGACGCACTCCGAGAGAAGTACCGCGACCCCCGCGACGTCATCCGCACGCTCGGCCTCGACGCGGCGCTCCTGGATCAGAAGGGAAAGAACATGCCGAAGCCGACGAAGTTCGCCAACACCGCCCTTCAGCTCACGGCCGCCGCGATCAAGCCGCTCCTCGCCAAGGACGCGAAGATCAACCTGATGCCGGTCTTCAAGGACGTCACCGCCAAGAACTTCAAGGCGCAAAAGATCAAGATCGCGCTCGACGCCGCGCTCAAGGGCAAGCTCGCCAAGGACGCCGACCCGCACATGGGCCACGTCGTCAAGCTGCTCGACGCGATCGAGGGCACGTCCAGCAACGTCGCCGACGAATCGGTCAGCGAGTCGCAGCACAACGCGATGGAGGCGGCCGCCCACGGCGAGTCCAACCTCGGCATCCCCGAAAAGGTCGGCAAGGACTTCGAGAAGGCGGACAAGGGCAAGACCTTCGACGCCGAGCCGTTCAAGGCCTTCCTCAAAGAGAAGGGCATGAGCGAGGACGACATCATGAAGGCCTGCGACATGATGCCGAAGCCGGCGATGGACGACGAAGAGGTCGACGAAGACGAGAAGGAGAAGGACGCCTCGTTCGAGGGCGTCAAGGATCCAGCCAACGACGCGTCGTTCGAGAAGGACAAGGAAGAGGACTCGGCGAAGGAAGGCGAGGCCAAGGACAAGGCCGCCAAGGACGCCGAAATCAAGGCAGCCAAGGACAAGGCGGCGAAGGACGAGGCCGAGAAGAAGGCGAAAGATTCCATGAAGGACATGGTCAGCAAGGGCGCTATGGACGCAGCGATCAAGGCTGCGACCGATGCCACCGTCAAGCGCGTGACCGAGACCGCGCGCCAGATCAGGATCGCGCTCGACGAGGTGCGGCCGTGGGTCGGCGAGATCCCGGCGACGATGGCCTTCGACAGCGCGGAGCAGGTCCGCCGCCACGCGCTCAAGATGATGGGCGTCGACGGCGCCGAAGAGATTCACGAGTCGGCGCTCTCCAAGATCATCAGCCTGCACCCGAAGCCGGGTGCGCGGCCGGCGGAGCGCGGCGGCGACAGCGGCGAGCAGCTCGGCATGGACGAGGCGGCCAAGGACAGGCTGTCGAAGCGCTACCCGGGCATCGATCGGATCGTCGTCCAGTAAGGCGGCGCAGCACAACGGACTACGCGGTTTTTAACTCTTAGGAGACCACAGACATGAGCGGCACCGGCGGCTTCCAGACGCAAGCGTACCCGCAGCCCGCTATGGCGGTGGCCGGCGACTTCGCCAGCCAGAACCCATACTGGAGCTTCGACGCGGGCCCCGGCGGCCTCGTGGCCGGCGCGGGCGGTGTCACCATCGGCGTGTTCGCGTGGGCCAAGTACCCGCCCGACGCGGACGGCGCGCCGTCTCAGGTCTTCAACTCCGCGATCACCATCCAGCCGACGTCGGCGTACGGCACCGCGCTGGTCCCGCCATCGGGCTTCGTGCACCGCGCGCAACAGGCGCTGATCACCGCCTATCTCGGCTACTACACGCAGGTGATCCCGCAGGGCTTCCCGGTCACGCTGATGACCGGCGGCGACTTCTGGTGCGTCAACAACGGCACGACCGACGCGCTGGTGGGCCAGAAGGCCTTCGCCTCCGTCGTCAACGGCCAGGTGTCGTTCGCGGCCTCTGGCACGGTCGGCGGCCTCGCCGCCATCGGCACGAGCGCGGTCATCACCTCGCAGCAGTTCACCGTCACCGGCTCGATCACCGGCGACATCCTCACGGTCACCGCCAACGGCTCGGGCGGCGTCTACCCGGGCGCGACCATCACCGCGAACGGCGTGGGCGTCGTCGTCGCCGTGCTCTCGGGCACGCCGACCGGCACCGGCACCTTCCTGCTGTCGATGAACGAGCAGGCGGTGGCGCAGACCACGGCGATCGTCGGCGGCTACGGCCAGCTGACGGTCGGCGGCCAGCCGTCGACCACGGTCCCGGTTGCGGTCGGCGACATCGTGTTCGGCTCCGGCGTGGTCACCGGCCCGCCGACGGTCGTCATGTGGAGCATCTCGGGCTCCGGCACGGTCACCCAGACGATGATCGTCAACAACAACACCGCGGTGGCGACCACGACCATGTCGTTCGCGACTGCCATCGAAACAAGGTTCTGGGCGGTGTCGACCGGCCTGCCGGGCGAGCTCGTCAAGATCACGGACAAGCCGGTCTACTAAGCGAACATCATCGGAACGGTTGAACGGCTAACAGGAGCGACGAAGATGAACCTTCAAGAGGCGCGGGCGGAGTGGCAGGCCGATAAGGCCACACTTGAGCAGAACGGCGTCGTCCTGCCGGGCGTCACCATGTACATGCCCGACGCGTGGAAGCGCGACTACCGGCTCGCGTTCGACGCGCAGCCGACGCTCTCCACCGACCCGAACTCGGGCATCCCGTCCATCCTGACGACCGCGATCGACCCCAAGGTCATCCGCATCGTCTTCACGCCGCTCAACTTCGCCGCGATCCTCGGCGAGCAGAAGGCCGGCGACTGGCTCGAAGAGACCCGCATCTTCCCGGTCGTCGAAGAGACCGGCGAGGTGTCGTCGTACGGCGACTTCAACAACAACGGCCGCGCGGGCGTCAACCTCAACTTCCCGAACTTCCAGTCGTACCTGTTCCAGACGTTCGTCCGCTACGGCGAGCGCGAGCTGGAGCGCGCCGGACTCGCCCGTATCAACTACGTCAGCGAGCTCAACGTCTCGGCGTCGGACCTGCTCAACCGGTACCAGAACCTCTCCTACGCGTTCGGCATCTCCGGCCTGCAGAACTACGGCATCGTCAACAACCCGTACCTGTCGGCCTACCTCACGCCGGCGCTCAAGGCCGCTGGCGGCACGTCGTGGTTCTCCGGCAACACGCCGAACGCGACCGCCAACGAGGTCTACAACGACATCGTCGCGCTGGTGGAGAAGCTGATCGCGCAGACGAACGGCACGGTGGAGCTCGACGACGAGATGACGCTGGCGATGTCGCCGGCCTCGGCGCTCGCGCTGCGCTTCGCCAACTCGTTCGGCGTCTACGTGGAAGACCTGCTCAAGAAGGGCTTCCCGAAGATGAAGGTGATGACGGCACCGCAGTACGGCGTCCAGAACAGCGTCAACCCGCAGGGTTACTCGACGGCCGGCAACGCGATGCAGCTCATCGTCAAGCGCATCCAGGGCCAGGAGGTCGCCTACGCGGCCTTCAACGAGAAGCTCCGCGCCCACAAGATCATCGCCGAGCCGTCGGCATGGCAGCAGAAGATGACGTCCGGCTCGTGGGGCACGATCCTGCGCATGCCGCTCGGCGTCACCGGGATGCTGGGCATCTAAGCCAGCAGGAAGGCAAGCCCGCAGTATGGCGACGGTCAAGGTCCATAGCGGGCTGCAAAACGCGATCGAGCTTCGGCTCCACGACATGGTGGCGGCCGAGCACGGCGCCTACTCGATCAACCCGGGCATCCACACCGCCCGCAGGCGCGACGTGCCGCACGTGATCGTGCGGCCGGGCCTCAACGAAATCGACGCTGCGTTCTGGAAAGAGTGGGACGAGCAGAACGAGGGCACCGCGTTGCGCGGGGCCCTCCTTGTGTTCGGGGACAAGAAAACGGCGGCTGTGGCCGCGGCAATGGAGAGCATCTGATGGGTACCGCAGGCGAGAAGATCACGGTCGCGAGCAAGCTCGAGTTTGACCTCCAGCTCCAGCTCCAGCGATTCCGCGACGTCCAGGTCGTCAACCGCGGCGAGCGGTGGGTGGAAGCGATGTCGGAGCGCTACGGCGAGATCGTCATCCTCAAGGGCACGTCGTTCCCGAACGGCAGCGTGCCCGACGGCATGGAGCGGCCGCACATCGTCGCCGGCGGCTTCTCGCTCACGCACAACGTCGACAAGACGTTCTTCGAAGAGTGGCTCAAGCAGAACGCGGAACTGCCGGCGGTCAAGAACAAGCTGATCTTCGCGGCGGCCAAGCTCGACACGGCGAAGGGCCTCTCCAAGGACCTGCGCGACCTCAAGAGCGGGTTCCAGCCGCTGCCGAAGATGATGGATGGCAGCAAGGACCCGCGGCTGCCGCGCAAGATGGGCGGCTTCCAGAACCAGGCCCAAGGCGGCCAGGTCAACAGCGTGCCGATGAGCGAGTAACGGCACGTTAACCAGATGAGGCGGTCGAAGTGGGTGTGCCCGGGGTCACGTTCAACTACGCGAACTGGATAGCCGCGTTTCCAGAGTTCGTCGGCGTGGACGAACCGCAGGCGCAAATCTACTTCGACATCGCTACGCTCTACTTCAACAACTGCGGCTGGACCGGCGCGCTGCGCATCGCACCGACGCTGCTCAACCTGCTCACCGCCCACATCGCGAAGCTGCTGTCGCCGCTCGGCTGCGACGGCCAGCCGTCGAGCACGGGCTCGGAGCCGGCGCCGTCCGTCGTCGGCCGCATCAACAGCGCGTCCGAGGGCTCCGTCAGCGTCGGCGTCGAGCTCAACCCGTCGGGCTCGCCGTCGGAGTCGTTCTTCACGCAGACGCAGTACGGATTCATGTTCTGGCAGGCGACCGCGCAGTTCCGCACCGCGCATTATCGGGCGTTGCCGACGTTCGTGGCGCCGCCGATCTACACCGGCCGCGGCCAAGTCTACTGAGGAGAGATATCGATGTGGGACGATCCAGAGGGCCTGTCGCGGAAAATCAACGCGCTCGACGCGCGGCTCAAGGTTGTCGAGGAGAAGCTTAGCAAGATCGGCGGCGCCGAGCACCCTACGCTGTCGGACGACATCTCGGCCGTCGTGCACGACCTCGCGGACGGCATGGCGGCGCTGCGCACGCACCGGCCCGCGCTGTTCGAGCCGCGCAAGGAGCCGGAAGAAAACCCTACGAGCTGACGACCGTGGTGCCGGGCCGGCCATACGGCCTGCGCAACGAGGCGTTACTCATACTGAGAGAAGCGAAGAAAGACGTGTCACAGATCGGTGGCGGCAAATTGGCAGGTAGCATCGTCGACGGCATCCAGACGGCCGTCGCGAAGGCTATGGACGATGCCAAGCGCGAGATCGCTGGCGCGACCACCGAGCTTGTCGGCGAGATCCGCGACGGTGGCCAGGCGGTCAAGCGCGCCATTCAGGCCGAGGTGATGAACGTGCGCAACGAGTTCGGCAAGATCGTCGGCAACGCCGAGCAGGCGGCAACGGACGCCGTCACCGAGGCGAAGGCCGCCGCAGACGCCGCCAAGGAGCAGGGCTGATGGCGACGATCACAGGCGGCGAGAAACTCGCGGCGAAGCTCAAGGAAATGGCGGCGCTCGTGTCGAAGCCGGCGACGCTGCGCGTGGGCTTCCTCGAGAACGCGAAGTACCCGGACGGCACGCCAGTTGCGATGATTGCCGCGATCCAAGACTACGGAGCGCCGAATGCGGGCATCCCGCCGCGGCCGTTCTTCCGCAACATGATAGCCGCCAAGAGCCCGGAGTGGCCGGCGGCGATCGCGCAGTTGCTCAAGGACAATAACCTCGACGCCGTCAAGGCACTCGATCAGACCGGCTTCGCCATCGAGGGCCAGCTCCGCGAGTCGATCCAGCAAACGAATGCGCCACCACTTGCGCCGTCAACCATCGCGCGCAAAGGATTCGACAAGCCGCTTATCGACACGGGCCACATGTACAACAGCGTTGACCACGAAGTTACGACGTCGTGAACAGGAGAGACTAATGCGCAACACACTTTTCGACAGCAACCTCGGCGACGTCGAGTCGATCAACCTCCCGATCGGTCAGACAACGCCGTTCCCCGGCAACTTCACGTCGGTGACCGTCACCGGCTCGCTCGCGGTCGGCGGTGGCGTCACCGTCGGCGGCGTCGGCGGCCTGCAGGAGTCGTGGGCAGCGTCGGTCGGCCTCACGGGCACCACCAACACGTTCGCGGCCGCCGTGGCGCTCACGGCCGCCAACAACGTCATCGTCAGCGCGACGTTCACCTCCGGCTCGCCGTGCGCGCTGCCATCGGTGGCGTTGTGGCAGGGCGGTGCGATCAACGTCTTCAACCAGACGACCATGACGGTAGCCGTCTGGCCGCAGCCGGCGGACAAGATCGACGCGGTCGCGGCGGGCACCAACGTGCTGCTGGACGCCGGCAAGCGCTGCACGTTCTACGCGCCGACGGCGACCGAGATCATCTCCGGCCAGATCGGCGTCACCTCCGTCTGATCGCTTTATCTGTGCAGCGTCGGTGGGGCCGCCCTTTGCAGGCGGCCCTTCTTCGTCCTATAGATTCGGCCTCATGGGATTCGCGCCGGGCTGGGACGCAAGCGCAATGGACGGGATCGGTGCCGGCAAGACCGTGCTTTGTCACGGCTGCTTTGACCTCCTGCATCTCGGCCACCTGCGCCACCTCGAGGAAGCTGCTGCGCTTGGCGACCGCCTGGTCGTTTCAATCACCGCCGACGACCACGTCAACAAGGGCCACGGCAGGCCGCACTTCCACGCCGAGCAACGCCGCGAGGCCCTGCGCAAGCTCTCGTTCGTCGACGAAGTCATCATCAGCGATGGGCCGACGGCGGTCGAGACCATCCGCCGCGTGCGTCCAGCGTTCTACGTCAAGGGCGTGGACTACGCCGAAAAGGCCGACGATCCCGGGCTCGCCGCCGAGCGCGAGGCGGTCGAGGGCGTTGGTGGCCAGCTCATCATCACGACGTCGGAGAAATGGTCGTCGACGAAGCTCCTGCGCAGCGTCAAGCTCTCCGGCCAGGCGCTCGCCTATATCGAGCATGCGCGGGCGCAAGGCTACCTCGACCGGATACTCGATGCATTCGAGCGCGCCGACAAGCTGTCGGTGCTGTTCGTCGGCGAGACGATCATGGACGAATACCGCTACGAGAAGCCGCTCGGGAAGTCGTCCAAGGAGTTCATCGTCGTGACCGTGGCGGCGGGCCACGAGCTGTTCGACGGCGGGATACTGGCTGCGGCCAAACACGGCGGCTGGCAGAATCACCGCATCGCTACGAGCGTGTCGACCATCACCAAGACGCGGTACGTGGACGTCGACTTCAACCGCAAACTTTCCGAGAGCTACTCGTCGCGCGACATCGAACCGATGGACGACCATCAGCGCGACCAGCTCAAGCAGCTCGTCGGCGAGGCGGACGTCGTCGTCACGATCGACTTCGGCCACGGCATGATCGGCGTCGCCGAGCGCGAGATCCTGCAAGGCGCGAAGTGGCTGGCGGTGACCGCCCAGACCAACGCCGGCAACTACGGATTTAACCCGGTCACGAAGTATCAGCACGCGGACTACGTGTGCGTCGACGAGCAAGAGGCGCGGCTTGCCGCCGGCCACCAGGGCGGCACCGTGGACCAGGCGATGTTTCGGATCATGCAGAAGATGCGGCCTGACGCGATGACGGTCACGCGCGGCCGCTACGGCTCGGTGTCGAGGGCCGCCAACGCGAACGCCACCTTTGAGGTTCCGGCGTTCATCGAGGCCGGTTTCGACACGATGGGCGCCGGCGATGCCTTCCTCGCGGTTGCCGGCCCGCTCGTGGCCGCGGGCCTCAACGTGGAAGTGGCTGCGTTCGTCGGCAACGTGGCGGGCGGCCTCAAGACCGCGATCCTCGGCCACCGTCGGCACGTGGGCCGCGACGACATCATCAAGAACCTGGAATGGCTGCTCAAATGATCGGCGACTACGTCCTCGACCTGTCGACGGCGATCCTCCGCACCGTCTGCACCGATAGGAATGGATTGGTATATCCAGAAGCGTTTTTTTGGCTTCAGGGATATTTGAGAAAGTACGGCCGTGACGGCACCGTGTTCGTGGTCGGCAACGGCGGATCGGCGGCCATTGCCAGCCACGTCGCGGTAGACCTTTGCAAGGCCTCTGGATTGCGAGCGACCGCGCTTAACGATGCTTCGATGCTAACGTGCCTCGGAAACGACTACGGCTATCATTCCGTGTTCGCCAAGCAGCTGGAGTATCGCGCGGCTAAAACAGACATGCTGGTCGCCATCTCAAGCTCAGGCAAATCAGACAACATCATCTGTGCGATTAAGCAGGCCAGGAAGATGGGCATGGCGGTGGTGACGTTCACCGGCTTCGATGACGACAATGACATGCGCAGCCTCGGCAACATGAACTTTTACACGCCATCGCACCGCTACGGCATCGTCGAGCTTGCGCACCATACGATCCTGCACGCCGTCACCGACGAGCTTGCGCACCATACGATCCTGCACGCCGTCACCGACGAGCTTGCGCACCATACGATCCTGCGCGGCGCGACGGTCACCGGTACCGTCACCCTCAATCCAGCGAACGTCTCGGGCACGGTCTCGGTGATTCGCGGCGACGACTGGACGCCGACGGTGGAGACGGTCCATGCGGTTTCTCCTCAATGAGCGGCGCGGCCACCGGCCAGACCCGCGCATCGTCCACGGGCTGACGAAGGCGTTGGCCGCCTGCGGCCATGACGTCTACGTCTCGAACGTGTCGCCCGGCACCAGGCCGCCGCAGGTCTACGACGGCATCGACGTGGCGATCGAGATCAACCAGCCGCGCGACGAGGCTGTCCCGGCCGACATCGTTCATATCGCGTGGGTGCAGGACTACGTGCAGGGCGAGGCCCCCGACTTCGGGGCGGCGTGCTGCGGCCAGGACCTCATTTACACGTTCGGCGACGGGCCGCTGATCGGCGCACCCAGCGACCGCTGGCCGAACTGCGCCGGTTCGCTGCTGACCGCCGCCGACGAGCAGCTGATGGCTAGGGCGCCGTCGCCGCCGCCCGACCTTGATTTCTCGATCGTCGGCTTCATCCCGCCGTCGGGCGACGACTGGTGGATTCCGCGCTCAAACTTCGACAACTGGTCCGACCACATCCTCGAGCTGTTCGCCGAGATGCGGAAGGCTATGGAGGGGGGCTACGGGGCACTGCAGGGCTCGTTTGCGCCGGTCGCGGGCATGGACAGCATGCGCAACGTTCTGCGCGCCTGCGCGGCCCGCTGGGGCCAGGACGGGGCATTCGCGGACAAGCTATGGGGCCACTTCGAGCCGGCGGCCGGCAAGTTCATGCACGAGTACGCACGGCTGATGGACAGGCGGCTGCTGGCCGACCTTGCGCTCGGCGTCTCCGAGAGCGTCGAGTTCCGGGGCTGGCACTGGGACACGCACCCGAAATACGCGCGCTGGGCGCGGCCGCACGTGGCCGACGACGAGACCGTGCTTCGGACTTACGAGCGCTCGCGGATTACGCTGCACAACAACATCTTCGGGTTCGCGCTGCACACCCGCGTGCTGGAGGCGATGGCCGTCGGCACCTTCGTTATGGCCCATCCATCACCCAACCCGCACGCCGCCGGCCGCATATCCGAGACCTTCATGCCGGGACTGCATTACGGCGAGTACACGCCGGAATCGTTTGCGGAACAGGCGCGCGAATGGCTCGACGACGACGAGGCTCGTGTCATAGCGGCGATCGGCGCGCAAAAGATCGTGCGCGACCGGCACTTGTGGAAACATCGCGCGCGGCAGATACTCCGCGACCTCGGAATCAAGGGGGCAGCGGCGGCATGACTCACGAGGTTATCGTTAAGTTCGGCGGCGAGCAGTTGCCGCCCGACGAGCGCAACGCGCTGCTGATGGCGTTCGAGCGCCAGGCGCGGGCTCTCACGGGCCGCGACGTGCGGGTCTACATGGACCGCATGGGCGACGACTCCAAGCTTCGGGTGGCGATGACGCCGGAGCAGAGGGCTAACCTGTGAACATCGTCGCGGTATGCCTGTCGATGCTGTTGCTGATGGCGGCGTTGGCGTTCGCGCTGTTTATCTTTCTCGGCGGGGTATTTTACTGGATTGAACACTTCCAAGCATGGCGCACCGGCAAACCGCGTCAAAACTTGTTCAACTATCAGATTGGCGACGAGGAACCGACGATCGACTATGCGGGCGTACACCGCGCCGCCAACGAGGCGTTCAAGCGAGAAGCCCAAAAGATCATTGCGCGCCAGCGCGCCGAGCATCCCGAGCTGTGGGGAGACACAGCGTGAAGATCCACGATGCCATCGCCGCGCTCGAAGAGTACGTCTCCGCGCTGGAAAGCCAGACGAAGGCGCAGGATGAGCTAATCGTCCTGCTTCAGCGCGGCAGCGCCGCTCGCGACGAGATCATCTCCTGCCACGAGAGCACCATCGCCTCGCAGCGCCAGATCATCGACATCCTGCGGGCGCAGGCCAACGTCGAGGGCTGGCAGCCGCCGGCAACAACCGAACCGATGGCGCATTAAAAAAAGGACTACCGCGATGACATCCCAAATGCCGGACCTTCTGGAGCACATCGTCGACCCGTACGACCTCGAGCTTGATGGCACGAAGGTCGGCTGGTGGCGCGACCGCGTGCTCGCATGGGAGCGCGGCGAGAAGATCGCGCCGATCACGATGGACGTGGCGTGGACCCGCCAGTGCAACGCCGCCTGCGTGTTCTGCTACGCGACGCTGCAGGCGAGCGAGGGCGAGAAGATCGAGCTGCGCCACGCCAAGCAGTTCCTCGAGGACGCGGCCGAGATAGGCGTCAAAGGCGTTTCTCTCATCAGCGACGGCGAGAGCACGGTCGTGCCCTGGTACGAGGAGAGCATCGAACACGCGGCGAAATGCGGGCTCAAGGTCGGTATCGGCACCAATGGCGTCCGCCTCAAGCGCAAGGTGCTGGAGCGAATCCTCCCGCATGTGTCCTACCTGCGCTTCAACTTCTCCGCCGGCGACCTTGGCCGATACAAGGAGATCATGGGGCTCAAGGAGCGCGACTACCACCAGGTGATCCAGAACGTGAAGGACGCGATGGACATCAAGCGCACGCTCGGGCTGCCGGTCACGATCAACATGCAGATGGTCACCATGCCGTCGTTCCACGACCAGATCGTGCCGCTGGCAAAGCTAGCCAAGGATATCCGGCCCGACTATCTCATCTACAAGCACTGCGCGGACGACAGCGCCCACCACCTCGGCGTCGACTACCGCGAGTACGACAAGTGCTTCCCGTTCTTCCAGGAGGCGCAGGGCTACGCCGACGACACGTTCCGCGTCGTCGTCAAGTGGAGCCGCATCGAGAACGAGGGCAAGCGCGCCTATTCGAAGTGCTTCGGCCCGCCGTTCATCCTGCAGATGTCGGGCAACGGGCTGATCGCGCCGTGCGGCTTCCTCTTCAACAAGGAATTCTCGGCGTTCCACATCGGCAACATCGTGCGCGAGCGCTTCCGCGACATCTTCAACTCGCCGCGGTACGACGAGGTGCTCAGCTATCTCGCCAGCGACTACTTCAACCCGCAGAAGCGATGCGGGGCTAACTGTCTTCAACACAACACGAACGACTGGCTGTTCAAGTACAAGGCCGGGCAGGTGCCACTCGCGCCGGCGGGTACACCGGAGCCGGCGCACTCGGAGTTCATCTAAGATGAAGGAACAGACCGTATTCCTCGACGCCAACCAGTCGCGTCCCATCCAGCCGCACATGATCATCGATCGCGACTGGTGCAAGAACGCGAAGGCCGACTTCGCGCAGGACCTCGTGCGCTCGGCGATGTTGCAGCCGAAGTTCGGCGCGGAGCGCGAAAACTACCAAGCGCTGGGCCTTTTGTCGATCAATGAGATCGTCAAGCGCGCGTGCGACTTGTCCGAGGCAACGTTCTCCGAGTTCGAGAGGCGCGGTTGGCTGATGCCGATTCCGCTCTACCACGACCTCATCAAGCAGCTCGAGAGCGAGTCGACGACGCGGACGCCGGGGTTCTGATGGCCGGCATCAAGATCGAGGACCTGACGGTCCACACGAGCAGCGCCGCCATCAAAGACGTGCTGCGCTGCCTGTTCACGCACGGGCCGACGTGGGACGGGAACATCCCATCGAAGGCCGCGCGCGACGGGCTCCAAAAGCTCGGCCTCGTCGAGCACGAGTTCGGCTTCGCGTGGCTCACGCGCGACGGTGTCGAGATGTGCATCAACCTCGGCTACGGGCCGGCGAAGTCGCGCTGATGTTGCCGTGGCCAGCCAAAGCGGACGCCGGAAAAAGGAGTTCATCTGATGGTTAAGACGCTTCTACGCCAGGACGGCCGCACGTTCCGCCTCGGCCGCAACAGGCCGATCGCGCGAGGCCCGCGGCTGAGCCTGCGCAACTATGTGATGGCGTCGTTCCTGGGCGCACCATTGGAGATCGACTACAGCGCCAAAGCAGCGGGCGTGCTTTCAAAAATCTTCAAGAACGATACGCTCGGAAACTGCACGGCCGCAGGCGCCTTCCACATTGACGGCGTACTGTTAAGCAATGCCGGGTTGCCGGTCAGCGACCTGACGGATGACGCCGTCATCAAGTTCTATTCGGCCACAACCGGTTATGATCCAAGCCAAACGAAATCCGATGGCACGAATCCGACCGATAATGGCGGGGACGAGCAGACGGTCCTCAACTACTGGAGGCAGTACGGGCTTACTGGCGACGGCCAGCACAAGATCGAAGCGTCGATCTCAATCGATGGCACGAACGCTAGCGAATGCCGGGCCGCAAACTGGCTATTTGAGAACCTTTATTTCGGTATCGAACTGCCGGACGCGTGGATAAACCCGTTCCCGTCGGCATCCGGGTTCACGTGGGACGTCGCCGGTGATCCCGATCCGCAAAACGGCCACTGCTTCATCAGCCCCGGCAAACACAGTGCCGACGGCATCGGCATCGATACATGGGGCATGCAGGGCAACGTAACGTGGCCTGCGGTCGCCAAGTACGCGTCGACGGCGAACCAAGGCGAGCTTTATTCCGTGCTCAGCCGCGACATCCTGTTCAAAGCGACGACGAAGTCGCCGGGCGGCATCGATTGGAGTCAGCTCGTCGCAGACATCGAAAGCATGGAGAGGCTAACTTGCTGCCTCACTGGACGCCGGAAAAGCTGATCGCGTTCGAGAAAGACCTCGAGGAGACGTTTAACCGCGGAGAGATTCGCGCGCCGCTTCACCTCGCGGGCGGCAACGAGCGCAACTTGATTTCGCTATTTCAAGGTATCAGGCCGCAGGACTGGGTGTGCGGCACGTGGCGGGCCCACTATCACTGCCTGCTCAAGGGCGTGCCCGCCGACGAGCTCAAGGCGGCCATTGTCGCCGGCCGCTCGATTGCGCTGTGCTTCAAGGAGCAGCGCGTGATCTGCTCGGCAATGGTCGGTGGCATCATCCCGATCGCGCTCGGATTGGCGTGGGCGATCAAGCACCGCGGCCTCGACGAGAAGGTCTGGTGCTTCATCGGGGACATGTCTGCCACGACTGGTATTGCCTACGAGAGCATGAAGTACCGCGACGGATTCGGATTTCCGCTCAACCTCGTCATCGAGGACAACCTTAAATCGGTCGACACCGACACCCACGAAGTTTGGAACAACCGCGAGTTCTGCAGCCACGATGGGCACTATGAGTACGAGTTGCCGCACAAGCATGTCGGCACTCGGAAATGGGTTTCATTGTGAGGACAGCGAGCCAGCCCCGTCGCGGCTGGTCATGTCTCGTCTCGTGGCGTCACGACGGAACATGGCTCGCACGGAAACAATAAGATGAACCAGCCGGTCACTGCAAGCTATCATGAGGAGTTGTGTTGGGCGATGCGTTGGCTCGCCGAGCAGCCGGACACGCATTTTTTCGGCCAGGGCGTCGGCACCACCGGCACGTCGATGTCGGACACCTTCAAGTACGTCCCGGCCGACAGGCGCACCGAGGTGCCCGTTTTCGAGGAGGTGCAGGTCGGCATGTGCGTGGGCATGAGCCTGCACGGCGTCGTCCCCGTCTGCGTCATCCCGCGCTGGAACTTCGCGCTGCGCGCCGCCGACCAGATCATCAACCACATGGACCGGCTGCCGATATACTCCGCCGGTGCCTGGCGGCCGAAAGTCATCCTGCGAATCGCCGCGCCAAGCACGCACCCGTTCAACCCGGGGGCGCAGCACGACGGCGACTTCACGGACGCTTTTCACATGATGTTGCGCGAGACCGTCGTGCATGACCTGGACGATGCCGCCGACGTCGTTCCGGCCTACCAGCGGGCTTACGGCCGGGAACGCAGCACGATCCTTGTGGAACACACCCACCTCTACCGGAACGCGCGGGCCGCTGCCGGCTGACGGCGACTTTTCTACTGACCGTCCATACTATCGAATACGCCCAAAATAACGCAATCATCGCGCGGCGCGCGCTCGGCCGCAGCATCGCGATGACTTGTGGGATCTGATGGCCAACGACATCGTCCTTAACCCCTCGACCGGCGTTTCCGTCACCTCCACGTTCGCGGTCGACCTCGTCGGTACTGGCCTCTTCCAGCCGGTCAAGATTCAGCTTGGCACGAGCGGCGTCGACAACGGCTTGGTCAACGTTTCGAATCCGCTGCCGGTCACAGGCACGATGGCGGTCACCGGCAGCGTCGCGATTTCCGGCACGGTCCCGGTCGCGGGCTCGGTGGCAGCGAACGTCTCCGGCACCGTCAGCGTTGGCGCGGCGCCGCCAGTCACGGGCACCGTGCAGGTGTCTGGTCCCGTCAACGTCTCTGGCACGGTCACGGCGCTCGCCTCGATCAGCGTGTCGCTGGGCGCGGTGTCGGGCACTGTCTCGATCTCCGGCCCGGTCAACATCACCGGCAGCGCGCAGGTCTCGGGCACGGTATCGCTGAGCGGCGTCGTCGGCGTCACCGATGCGCTCGCCGCTTACACGACAGCCCAGCCGAGCGTGACGGTCACCGGCCTCGTCGTGCGCGTGGCCGGCTCGGCACCTGTTTCGGGTACCGTCACCCTCAATCCAGGCGCGAGCGTCTCGGCAATCGTCTCTGGCACTGTCTCGATCACTACCGGGACGGTCTCGGTGTCGGGCCCCGTCAACGTTTCGGGCACGCTGACCGTCAGCAGCGGGCTGTCGGTCGCGGCTTCGGGCACCGTCAGCGTCAGCGGCGTGGTCGCGGTGACGGACGCCGTCGCCGGCTATACCGCGGCGGCGCCGACGGCGACCGCCACCGGCATCATCGCGCGCATTGCCGGCTCGGTCCCCGTCTCGGGCACTGTCACCGTCAACAACAGCATTTCGGTCACGATCCAACAGGGCGCAAGCGTTTCGGCCGTGGTCAGCGGCACCGTGTCGGTAGCGACCGGCACCGTGTCGATCTCCGGCTCGGTGCTGGCGTCGGGCACGGTTTCGATCGTTGCCGGCGCGAGCGTCACCGCCGCCGTCAGCGGCAGCGTCTCGTTGATCGGCGTGGTCCCGACCACCACGCAGGCTCAAGCGACCGGCCAGCTCGTCTGGCTTGCGCCGACGCAGACGATTGTCGCCACGGGCTCGGTTGCGGTCTCGGGCTCAGTGCCCGTGTCGGGCACGGTGACAATCAACAACGGCGCGAGCGTCACCATCCAGCAAGGCGCTTCGGTCGGCGCCGTGGTCTCGGGCACCGTCTCGATTACCACCGGCACCGTGAGCATTTCCGGCACGCTCGCCATCTCCGGAACCGTCGGCATACCGCCAGGGCTTTCGGTGACGGCCGCCGTCAGCGGTACCGTCTCCGTCGGCGGCGTAGTGGCCGTCACCGATGCGGCTGCGCTCTACACGACGGCGGCGCCGACAGTAAACGCCACCGGCGAGGTCGTGCGGGTAGCGGGCACGCTGACCGCCGTCGTCAGTGGCACAGTCAACGTTTCCGGCTCCGTCCAAGTCAGCGGCACCGTCTCGGCGGGCGTCTCCGGCACCATAAGCGTCGCCGGCGGCTCAGTCGGCGTCTCCGGCACCGTCACCATCAACCCCGGAGCAAGCGTTTCGGCCGTGGTCAGCGGCACCGTGAGCATCGCCACGGGCACTGTCTCGCTGTCGGGCCCGACCTACGTCACGACGCAGGTTGCGCAGACCGGCGAGGTCGTTTGGCTCGCGCCTTCTCAGACCGTCATCGTCTCGGTCTCGGTCACGGTCACGGCCACGATCAGCGCCATCCCAACGGTCACCACGCAGACGGCAGCGACCGGCGCGCTCATGTGGCTCGCGCCGACCCAAACGGTTGCCGTCTCTGGCACCGTGAGCGTGGCCACGGGCACGATCTCGGTCTCGGGTCTCAACTTCACGACGACGCAGGCGAACGTCACCGGGCCGGTTGTTTGGCTCGCTCCCTCGCAGACGATGATCGTCTCGGTGTCGGTCTCTGCCGCGATCTCGACGACGGCTCTGGCGTCGACGACGCAGGTGGCCGTCACCGGCAACATCACCTGGCTCGCTCCTACCCAGACGATCAGCGCAGCCGTTACCGGCAACGTCGGCGTCTCGGGCACGCTCACGATCGCCACCGGCGTCGTCAACGTCTCGGGCACCGTCAGCCTCAACCCGGGCGCGAGCGTCACGATTCAGCAGGGTGCCAGCGTCACCATCCAACAGGGCGCGTCGGTCTCGGCCGTCGTCTCCGGAACGGTCACTGTAGCCACCGGCACCGTCACCGTGAGCGGTGTCGCCGCGGTCACGGACGCGGTCGCGCTCTACACGACGGCGGCCCCGGCGGCGGGCGCCAGCGCGATCGTTGCGCGCATCGCCGGCAGCGTGCCCGTGTCGGGCACCGTCGTCGTCAGCGGCGGCGTGTCGGTCACCATCCAGCAAGGGGCTTCCGTCTCGGCGGTCGTCAGCGGCACCGTCACCGTCAACAGCGGTGCGTCGGTCACAATCCAGCAGGGCGCGTCGGTAACGATCCAGCAGGGCGCGAGCGTGTCTGCGGTCGTGTCGGGCACGATCTCGATCACGACGGGCACAGTCGCCATCGCGGGCTCTGTCCTGGTGAGCGGCACCGTCTCCATTTCGGGCGGCGGCGGTGGTGGCGCCGGCCCGACCGTTACTACTCAGGTCGCGAGCACCGGCCAGCTCGTCTGGCTGGCACCAACCCAAACGATCAGCGTCGCGCTGACCAGCACGGCCGTGGCCACGACCACGCAGGTGGCGGCGACGGGCGCCGTCGTCTGGCTGGCTCCTTCGCAGACAATCATCGTGTCGGGCGCGGGCGCCGGGCCGACGACCACGACTCAGGCCGCGGTCACGGGCGCGCTCGTTTGGCTCGCGCCGACCCAGACCGTCTCGGCCGCCGTCAGCGGCTCGGTGTCGGTCATCAACACCGTCACCGTGTCCGGCACCATCACCCAGATCGGCGCCGGCGCAACGACAACGCAGGCGGCAGCCACCGGCCAAATAGTCTGGCTTGCACCAACGCAAACAGTCTCGGCGACCGTCGTCGGCACCGTCAGCATCTCGGGCACCGTGACCGTCTCCGGCGGCGGCAGCGCGCCGACGACGACCACTCAGGCGGCAGCCACCGGCGGCCTGGTCTGGCTCGCGCCGACGCAAACGATTTCGGCGACTGTTGTCGGCACCGTCTCGATCGCGAGCGGCACCGTCAGCGTCGCCTCTGGCACCATCGCCATCAGCGGCGCGGTGTGGACGACGACGCAGGCGCAGGCGACGGGCCTCCTGGTCTGGCTCGCTCCCACACAGACGTTCTCGGTTAGCGTCACGATCTCGGGCACGGTCTCGCTCGCCGGCCCGATCTCGACGACGACGCAGGTTGCCGGCACCGGGCTATTGGTATGGCTCGGCTCCAACCAGACAATCAGCGCTGGAGTCAGCGGAACCGTCTCGATCTCGGGCACGGTCACGGTCTCGGGCGGTGGTGGCGGCGGCGCTGGACCCACGACGACCACTCAGGCGGCGGCAACGGGCCAGCTCATGTGGCTGGCGCCGACGCAGACGCTGTCGGCGGCAGTCACGGGCACGGTCTCGATCAGCGGCACCGTCACCGTCAGCGGCGGCGGCGGTGGCGGCGCGGGACCAACGACGACGACGCAAGCGGCCGCGACCGGCGCGCTGGTATGGTTGGCGCCCACGCAAACGATCATCGTCACCGGCACGATCTCGGTGTCGAACGTCACAATCACGGCCACGGCGACGGTCACGGTCACAGTCTCCGTATCGGTCTCGATCTCGAACACGGTTAGCATCTCCGGCACGGCGCTCGTCTCGCAGGCCGGCATGTCGTTCACCACGAGCTACGGCGGCCAGGGCGTCACCGGCCAGGTCGTCTACGTCGCCAACCAGGACGTGGCGCGTACCGCCGTGCAGCTCGTGGTCTCCAGCACCGTGCTCGGCGTCGGCGGCACGACGCTCGCGTTCACGGTCGTGCAGGGCACCACCCAGTTCACGGTCGGCGCCAGCGCGTGGGTTGTGCCGAGCGGCAAAACCTTCCGCATCGTCTCCGAGCAGATCGGCGTCTCGGTGTCGACCGTCACCGGCTCCGTGCGCGTGGCGATGGGCGTGCTGGTCTCGACCGCGCAGCCCACGTACACGAGCACAGCCGTCATCATGGGCCCACTGTCGGCCGTGGCCTTCACGGCGATCACGCCGGTTACCGTTCAGGCGAACGGGCTGGCGATCGACATCCCGGCGGGCGGCACCGGCAACACGCTCGCTATCGGCGTGACGGTGTCGGTGACCAGTGCGACCATCCAAGGCTTCGTGGTCGTGGGCTACCTCTTCCCGTAAGGCGGTTGCCGTGACCTTCAAGATCACGATCAACCCGACGACCCTGCTAGTGCCGACGCCGAGCGGCACCTGGCAGAACACCTTCGCGACGCCGTTCGCCGCCAACTCGGTGTGGAACGTCAAGCCGACTGGCGTGGTTCTGACAGGCCTGACGATGTGGTTTAGCGCCGAGCAACCGTTTCCTACGAACGTGCCGTATCTGTGTGTCGAGTCCTCGTCATCGGACAGCCCTTACACTTTCACGGGATTGAGTGTCGCCGATGAAGGGCAAACGAGAGACGTCACGATTCCGAATTTCCCGATTTCGCAGATGAGGCGGTAGGATGACCCTCAAGATCACGATCAACCCGACGACGTTTCAGGTGCAGAGCGGCGGCGGCGGCGGCCCGTTCACGACCTACAACCTGCCGTTCAACGCGGTCTCGATCTGGAATCGCTACGTGGACCCGACGTATGGCGGCGGCCCGGTGCTCGGCACGAACGGGATAACGATCGGGCTGCACGGCGGCGACGTGACGCCGAACGAGTATTACCCGTCGCTCGGCCCGTGGGGCATCTCGCAGGCGCAGATGAGCGACTCCGCACAGAATTTCACTTCGAGCACCGATGCCACGACGCCCATCGGCCTCAACGCGATAGCGGGGGTGAGCGCGGCGGGGCTCCCGCTTTCGATAACCGTTCCGCATTTTCCTGCGGTCGCCTACATCGCCGAGTACGGCGGCGACTCGGTCATCAACATCTACGACGACATCTCGACGTCGCCAGGTACGATGTGCGACTTCTATGCGAGCAGCAATCCTGGCGGCAACGGCGTCAACGGCAGCGGCGGCACCTGGGAGACGCAAGGGGTTTCGTGGGCTTTCCTCGAGGATTACACGCCGATTGTGCCGGGCGAGGGCACTGGCTGGTGGGGCGGCGGCAGCGGCGTGCCGTGCAACGTGCTCGCGGGCACCACAGCGATGGGCACGCCGACGTGCGCTGGGATACTCAGAAACTGGGAGTGGACGGCCGCCAACGGCGGCAACCTCAACGCCATCCAGCACGCCCTGCAAATCGCAATGGGATACGAGGGCGCTGTCAGCGGCCCGATGTATCCAAGCACGACCGAGGACGAGCCGGGCTATCTCGTCTACGGCGGTTTCAACCTGCCGCAATGGAGCATCGGCACGTTTTTGATGTTGCCGGCGAGCTTCGACACGACGGGCTTCGACGACGTGAGCTTGGCGCTCGTAAACTGCCTCCAAAAATATGGCTGCTACGTCAACAACACCGTAGGCCCGAGCTATACGGTCCAGTTCTACGTTGAGGAACTTGACCCGACCGGGCCGGGTGACGACACAACAGAGGGTTTGTGGGGCGACTGGCTCGGCACATCGGCAGCCGACAGCCTCGAGACCATTTATCCGGCGTTGCGCCCGGTCACATCGATCGGCCGCTGGCTCGACGCCCACGGCAACCCGCTGCCGGCCTACCTCCAGCAACAGCCGAACGTCCTCATCGGCAACCAATACCAGAACGGCAACGAAATAGGATCAGGGCTGACGCCGCCGCAGACCTGCTTCGCCAACATGAACCTGCTTCAATTCCGCGGCCCGTTCGGATGGTCGGGCGCGTCGCAAGTCGGTACCTACGACCCGCACCTTAACTTTTACATCGCGCCGTCGAGCGGCTCGGCGTCGACGACATACCAGTGGCACTACGAAACGGACTACTCAGATCCGTGGTGGGTCACGTTCCTCATCGACCCGGGCGGCGTGCCAGAGTGGTTCTGCGTGCCGGCGCAGGGGTCGAACTACAACCTGTCATCCTACGGCAGCGGCGACATCACGTTTACGCTCAACGTCTATGGCGGCGTGTCGGGCAGCCTCTATATTTCGGTCGGCCCGGTCTCGCCCGGCAGCTCGGCCAACTTCAACTGGCCCACGCTTGCGGGCACCGACACATACTTCGCCACCGAGTACATTTGGAATATCGGGACCGGAGGCGGGATGCTGCGCCCCGAGTTGGTGCTCTCATGAGAAGGATGCAGAGAACACCTGATCGGGTGGCAAAGGATGACCTGCACTCGCACGCGTGGCGGCAGCTCAAGCGCCAGTTTCGAGCAGCGGCCGCCGCCGACCCGGCATCGAAAGCGACCTTCACCGCGCTCCAAACGTGGGTCAAGAACGGCAGGACGGGACCGCTGCCGCCGCGGCCCGACAAGACGGCGTTGCTGGCGACCTACAAGGCACTGCAAGCCAAGTTCGTGACCACGACCGCCGCCATCAACGGCGGTACGATCACGACCACCAACCAAATCGATGATGCGCTGACATGAGCCTATTGCCTATCAGAGACGTCTTCACCCCCGAGCTCTGCCGGCTGCTGGTCGAGGGCCTGGAACGGCACGGCGGCAAGGTCACCGGCTACATGAAGGACGAGAATGGCCGCAGCGTCGAGAAGATCGACCCGGCGGTCAAACGCCGCGTCGACTGGCATGTCGGCGACCCGTTCCTGCTCGGATTCATCAAGCAGGCGATCATCGGCAAGATCGCGCCGCGAATGGGCAGGGGCTTCCTCGTCGAGCGGTTCATGGTCTCGCGCTACGCCGAGGGCGGCTTCTTCAGGCCGCACCGCGACAACACCGAGCGCGCGACTTCCCACCGCCAAATCGCGTGCTCGATCAACCTCAACGAGGACTATGAGGGCGGCGAGCTGCGGTTCCCCGACCTGAGCGACGCCCTCTACCGGCCGCCGCTGGGGGCCGCTATTCTCTTCCCGTGCTCGCTCGTGCACGAGGCGCTGCCGGTCAAGAGCGGCACAAGGTACGTGTTCCCGACCTTCTTTTATGATAGAGAGCACGCGAAGCTGCGGCAGCAAGTGGCCGACAGCTGGTGCCACGTCGTCGCGGGGGTGAAATAAAATGGCCGTCCAGTCGACAGCGCTGTGGCGCGCGGGCCCGCTCGGCAACAACACGAACGGCGGCGGCTACGACCCTGGCATCTCGGGCGCGGCCACCGATTACTCCCAGCAGAACAGCGCGCAGGCCGCTGGCGTCAACGGCTCGGCGACGGCGACCACGACGTTCATCGACTTGACGGCGGCGTCGTTCACCGCGGCGATGATCGGCAACGCCATGTACATCACCGGCGGCGGCTCGACGACGGGCTGGTACTTCGTCACCGCCTACACGAACTCGACGACGGTCACGCTCGATCGCTCGCCGGGCACGGTCACCGGAGCCACCTGGAAACTCGGCGGCCGCTGGGCCGATTGGTTCACGAACCCATGCGGAGCGTCGACGCCGCTCGCACAGGGCAACACGGTCTACGCGCTAGGAAGCGGCATCCCGAACCCGTCGTCCTACACCTACGACTACTCGATATCCGCCGGGCTGACGCTAAACATCGGCTACGGCAACGGCGTCACGTTCGCGTGCGATCCGGCGACGCCAAACTACAAGGCCGCGCCTGACACGACGGGCGGAATGCCGGTCACGCGCTTCAACTTCAACGGCGGTGGCGGCACAACTCCAGCCTTGGCGAACAACGAGACGGCCATATTCCTGACGGACATGTGGATGGTCGGCAGCGCCAGCAACGCCGCCGGCGACATCATGTTCCAGACCCAAGCCTACACGACGGCCGTCGCCAACGGCTGCGTCTTCGACCAACTCGGACAGGACATAGTATTCATGTCCTGCGATGCCACTTTCGGCTACTTGTCGATAGTGGGCGGCGAGGCGTACTCGTCGTCCGGCGGATCGGGCGGCGGCTGGGCCCCGTTCTACACCGGCAATATCTCTTCCGGCGGCATGACCATCGTCGGCTGCAACATCCACAACTGCGTCGGCAACGGCCTCTACCTTTACACGGGGCAGTCCGGCGTCGTGCTGATCGCCAACACCATTATCGCCTTCAATAGCGGCGACGGCGTCTATACCGGTTCCAGTCTCGTCGTCCAGTTTCACGGGTGCACGATCGACGGCAATGGCGGCAACGGCATCAACAACCTCGCCAGCACCATCTTCATGGACAGCAACATCATCAGCAATCACACCGGGGGCGGAAAATACGGGATCACTGCGTCGTCCTCTCAAGTGTTTACTTATCGCGATTTCACTACCTATTACGGCAACACCAACGACATCGGTCCGAACGTCCTCGGCGGTTACATGCCGCACGACACGCATGGCGGTTCTAATCCGTATGTGAGCCAGTCAACCCAAAACTACACGCTGATTTGAAAATGGCAGTCTCGCATGGTCGGAGCGGCTAAATGACCACCGGGGTTCCCGTCGCGATATGCGCCGTCAGCAACGGCATCTCTTCCGGATCGGCCTCCCCGACGACGTCGACCGTCCTTGCCCCAGCGGGCACGATGGTTCTTGTCGCCCTCAATACTGGAACCCTTAACGAAGCCGTCTCGTCCCTCGTCGACAGCCAGGGCAACAACTACACCCTCGTTCAACCGTCGACGAGCGCCGGCTCAACAAACAACTGCTTTGGCTGGATCATCGTCCCAACGAGCCTCCCGATCGGCACGTCGTGGACCGCCGTCATCGGCGGGGCGAGCAGCTGGAATCTCAAGAGCGTCTGGTACACGCCGGGCGTTGTTGGCGTCGACAAGGCCATCACCTCGGTCGTGTCGGTTGCTGGCACTTCCGCCTCCGTTTCATCTGGGACGCTGACCTACCGCTACGAGGTCGGCTTCGCGTACATCTATTTCACGGGCAATGGTGCTGGTGGTGGCACGGTCACGGAGTCGCCGGGCTTCACGAACCTCGTCTTTAACACGCCGTCGGCCTTCAACGACATCGCGTACATCGATCAGAGCGCCAGCACGACGCAGTTTACTTACGCCCCGACGTGGACGACGAGCTCGACCTACACCGTCATCCTGCTAACGTTCCAGGTCTTGAGCAAGCTCACGCCGGCAAACGCCTTCCCTGGCATCCCGTTTCCGCAGCACGGCACCGGGCTGAGCAAAAACGTGGAGAACTTCATCTACCCGGGGGCCGTCCAGCCGCCGGCGTCGCCGCCGTCGTCCGGCCTATCCGTCTCCAACGCGTTCCCCGGCATCCCGTTCTCAAACCACACCGCCGGCAAAGCCCATCCACAGACAAGGCTTCTGCCTGGCGCCGCGCAGCCGGCCACGCCCTTCCTCACGGTCGTCGGCGCGCCTACGATCAGCCTCGTCGTCCACGATCCATGATTCGCCGAACAGAGGACCAAGCCCAAGCATGACCAATCCGTACAACCTGCTCCCGCGCGTCGGCTCATCAATGGCCGAGGAGTGGCTCGACATCGGCCTCCAGCACCACGTCGTCGGCCGCTATCCGCAAGCGCAGGAATCCTACATCAAGGGCCTTCGCTGCGACCCCAACTGCGGCCCGATCATCAACAACCTCGGCGTCATGGCCGCCCAGCAGGGGCAGATGCTGACGGCCGTCCAGCACTTCGAGCGGGCAACGCTGTTCGACGACAAGAACGCCACCATCTGGTACAACCTCGCGCTCGCCTACCTCGAGGCCGAACGCCAGGGCGAGGCCGTGCCGGCGATCGAGCGCTCGCTGGAGCTCGTCGAGAGCGCGAGCGCCTACTGCGCCAAGGGCATGATCCTCACGAGCTGCGGTTATGCCGCCGAGGCCGTCGTCGCCTACGACAAGGCGCTCGCAAAAGAGCCGACGCACCCGATGGCGAGCTACAACGCGATATTCGCGCGCACGCTCACGGAGACCAGCCCGGCCGCCAACAACGCCGCTCGCAAACGCTGGTACGACGCCTTCGCGTACAAGGGCGAGAAGAAGCCGCATGACAACGACCGCACGCCAGATCGGCCGCTGCGCGTCGGCTACGTCGGCGGCGACTTCAAGATGCACAGCGCCGCCTTCATCTTCGGCATGATCATCCTCAACCACGACCGCAAGGCCGTCGACCCGTACTGCTACATGACAATGGTCTCCGATCCCGAGAAGGACCTCTCGACCAAGAACTTCATGCAGCGAACCAACTGGCGCGATGTCTCGACGGTGATCGACGACGCTGCCCTCGACGAGATAATCCGCAAGGACAAGATCGACATCCTCGTCGACCTCTCCGGCCACACCGGCGGCAACCGGCTGCCGATGTTCACGAGGAAACCTGCGCCCGTGCAGGTCCACGCGTGGGGCTTCGCGCACGGCTCCGGCTGCCCGGAGATCGACTACTTCTTTGCGGACCCGTACGCGGTGCCGGCGGCCGAGCGCGAGCACTTCGCGGAGAAGATATGGGACCTGCCGGCGATCGTCGGCTACGACCCGCCGGGCTACAACCAGCCGGTGGCACCGATCGCGCCTGTCAGCCGCGACGGCATATTCCGCTTCGGCGTCTTTGGCCGCTTCGAGAAGATGAGCCCGGCGTCGCTGGAAGCGTGGCGGCGCATTCTGCTCGCGGTGCCCAACAGCCAGATCTACTTCAAGGACCTGATGATGCGCCGCACGTATCCGATCAAGCGCATCCGCGAGATCATGAAGGACGTCGACCCGAGCCGCCTGCTGTTCATGCAGGACACGAGCCACCCCGAGCAGATGCTCGCCTACCAGAGCGTCGACCTCGCGCTCGACACGTTCCCGCACTCCGGCGGCGTCACCGCCCTCGAAATGCTCTACATGGGCGTACCGATCATCACGCTCTACAACACGCAGGTCGGCGGCCGCACGCCAGCGGTGGTGCTAAGGACAATAGGAAGGCAAGATTGGATCGCTGATTCGGTCAACGACTACGTGCGCAAGGCGGTCAATCTGGCGCAGAATCGCGTCGAGCTGAGCAAGGCCCGGGCGACGCTTCGCGACGAGATGCTCAAGTCGGATTTGTGCGGTGTCCAGTACGTGCGCGCGGTCGAGACGGCCTACCGGCAGATGTGGTGGAGGTACTGCGGCCATGACGCTGATCATTCTCGGGATACTGGTGTCGCAGGGGCAGCCTAGCCCCGTCGCCGTCGCCTACGCGATCTCGACCGTGCAGCCGGCGCTGACGGCGTCGTCGACGCTCGCTGCCGCGCCCCTCACCAAGCCCGCGTGCTGACATGCTGTGCCAGACGCAAGTATTCGCCCGCGGAACGACAATCACCTGGTCGACGACGTTCTACGACCAGAACGGCAACGTCGTGCAGCCGGACGCTGCGACCATCACCCTCGTGTCTTCGGACGAAACGATCAACGCGTCGATCATGATGGCGTCGCCGGCCGCCGGCCAGACCGCGTGGACCGGCTCGTGGGATTCGCGTGGAGCGCCCGCACCGCGCACGATCTATTGGTCGATCCATTCCGGCCAGCCGAACGACCCGATCCCGGTCGTGGTCGAGGATGGCCAGTTTCAACTGAGCGCAAATCCATCAAATCTACTTACTTTTTAGAATGTTGAGCAAACTCACCATGAAGCCGATCAGCGGCAGCGCAGTATGCTTCATGAGCTTTCTCGGCGGTATCAAAATAGCCAAGGAAGTGATTTTTGCCATCCGCTGTTATCGACGACGACCATCGTCGCCATTCTTTGTTCCAAAATGCTCCTTTGAAGCCTGTCGTATTATTGCGACCAATACTGCGATTCCGCCTATTCTGCATCTCAGTCGCCTGACGCAGATTATCCCAGCGATTATCGGCACGATTGGTGTTTTTGTGATCAGCCTCCGGTTCTGGCCATGCGCCGGTCGTGATAAGCCAAGCCAAGCGATGGGCCATATATTTTCGGCCGTTGATCGTGATGCGAATATAGCCGTCATTTGTGACGGAGCCCGCCGGCTCGCCGGCCCATTTGCCATTCCACCATGGTGCCGCATCGGTTCGCTCTTTCCACGTCAACAATCCGTTGCTTGGATCGTAGGCCAGAATAGACCGAACATACCCGGCACTAAGATCATTGCGATTGCTCGCGCGTGTCTTCATAACTGCATCAGCCATTCGGCCCTCCTACGGTCGCTGTGGTCAGGGTCGGATTTGAGCGCAGCAACGCTCATCCGGCCCGATTTAATAGCACAAAAATGGAGATTGACGTGAATCTTCATCGAATCGTCTCCGGCGTCATTGCTGGCGTCAATCCGTTCTTGCCGGTGGTAGTCCGCCAAAGCACTGGCAACACGCCCAGCCCTGCCGGCGACGGTACTCGCGTGCCCTCGTACGCGGCCCCCGTCCAGATCAGCGCGCAAATCCAGCCAGCGCCGATGAGCATGCTGCGCCAGATCGAAGGCCTCAACCTGCAGGGCACGCACAAGACGCTCTACACGAACGGCGCCATCAACGGCGAGGTCAGGATCGAGCTCAAGGGCGGCGACCTGATCACGCTGCCAGGCGGCGGCGTTTGGCTCGTCGTCGCCGTTCCCGAGGCGTGGAACATCACTGCTGGTTGGACGCGCGCGCTCATCACCCTCCAGAACGGCTCGTGACGCTCAGCCATCTCGTGCTAGCAGGAGACGATGGACATGTTCCTAAAGCGGGTCAGGGTCGGCTTCCTCGCTTCGGCGCTGAGCTTCGCGCCGGCGGCGGCCGTGGCGCAGAACGGGCTCGTGCAGGTGCCGCTCGGCTTCTGCTCGATGTCGTCGATGAGCGGCGCCACGCCTATCAACACGAGCACCTGCGTTATCGGATCGTTCACCGGCACCGGCAACGGCACGCTGCTGACGGTATCGTCACTGACGGGCGCGGTCACGGTCGGCGCGACCGTCGTCGGCACCGGCGTGCCGGCGGGCACCACCATCGTGAGGCAGGTCAGCGGCCTGCCGGGTTTGGCCGGCGTCTACCAGACGAGCAATCCGACGACGTCGAGCAGCGCGAGCCTCACGGCCGGCGGCGTGCCGCTGGGTGCGACCTACGCAGTATTCTGCGCCTACGTCCAAGGCGTCGTCTACCGCGATGACGGGGCAGCGCCGACGGGCACAGCCGGCTCCGGCGGCCAGGGCATAGCGGCCAGCTCGTGCCTCGGCTACAGCGGCACGCTCGCCGACATCCAGTTCATCCAGCAGTCGGGCGGCGCCGTTCTCGGCGTCACATTCTACCGGTGACCGCGATGCTGCGCGCGGCACTCGCTATCGCCCTGTCGCTAGCGGCCTCGGCCGCAGTCGCCCAGACGAACGTCAGCGTGCCGAATGTGCCGGCAACGCCCACGGTCGTCGGCTCCGGCATCAGCGGCACGTTCACGGCGGGCGACCTCGTCGCGGGCGGCCCCGGCTCGGGGCAAATCCAAGACACATCGGCGCTGGCGCAGGGCTATGCGACGATGCCGGTCGGCATCGATTTTACCTCAGCCATCGTTTACGCCGGCGCATCTGGACCAGCAAATTCGTGGATCTATAACCAGGCCAGCATCAGCGGAGCCGCCACCAACGGCGTCGACGGCCTTATATCGCCAAATCATTTTCTGATTGCTCACGATACCGTAACGACCACCTCCGATCTGTACGGCTTGAGCGTGAAGCTCCAGCCGGATACCGGTCACACCGGCGGCCGATCCGCCCTACTCGGCTACATATCCGTGATCGGTGCGCCGAACGTGGCGACCAACAACGCCGAGTATGTGGGCATCCAAGGTCTCGCCTCGATGGCTATCAACTTAGGCGGCACCTCTGGGTCGCTCGCCAACGGCGTCGGCTTCCTGTTCGGCGGCAACAGCAACGCTTTCACGGCTTCCGGTGCGACGTTCCTTCAAGGCATCACGTCTTGGGAGTTCGACGTCACTGTCCCGACCGGATCGTCTGTTGGCCGCAAGCACGGCATCATGATCGTCCAGGGCGCAACGGACGCCGTCAATGGCACGTATGAGGACAGCGCGATCGAGATCGCGTCTCAGTCCGGAGCTACTGCGTTCTGGCCTATAGGTCTCGAATTTGGTTCCTATTCTTCGCAATGGGCGTTTGGTGCGACGAGCACCTTGATCGGTGCGACGCAACGCACGCTGCCGTCGTCAGACAGTCCTATCGCGTTGTACGGGATCAATTTCTCCGCGGTGACGTTCCAGTCCGGCGGCGGCTTTCTGAAATCGACCGGCTTCCTTGTTGATCCGAGCGGCAACGCGACCGCGAACACCTTTGTGCTGGGATCGGCCGGAACGACGACGAACCCGGCGATCGAGTTCACCACCTGCGGCACCAACTGCGGCATCGTCACGCCAGCATCAAGCCAGTGGGAAATCGTTGCTGGCGGCACCGCGGATATCGATTTCGGCGTCACCACGTCGGGTCGCGTCACAGTGACCCCTCCGTTAAACCTTGCTGGATCAACCGGCGCGGCGTTGACGTTCACCAGCACGACGGCGGGTATATCTCTTCGCAACGGCGGGACGTTGGTCACGACACCCGCGAATGGCTCATTTCAACATGGTGCCGCTGACGCGGCAACTGCGGTAGCGCAAACCGTCAGAGTTCAAAGTGTTGCGGCTGGTAACAGCAACGTAAATGGTCAAAACCTAACCGTTATCGGGTCGCTCTCGACTGGCTCAGGCACGAGCGGTGACATCATTTTCCAAACAGGCGGCACCGGCGCCGGCTCGACGGCCCAGAATGCCGCAACGACTGCCATGACGATCAAGGGCGCAACGCAGCAGGTCATCTTCGCGGGGCCGATCAAGGTGACCGCGCTACAGTCGGGGACGCCGTCGACCTACGCGTGCTTCGACGCCACCGGCAACCTGATCTCGTCCGGCAGCGCGTGTTAACGGAGCCGTGCTAAGAGGTGTCGGCGATAGAATCGCGACGGAGGTAGAAAAATGATCTCTCAACAGTGCACGCCGCTCGGCTTCGTGAGCGTGGTCGTCGGCCCCAGCACGCCCGTCGGTTTCACTGCAGGCATCGTCACCGGCACCACCGCGTTTGTCGTGCCCACGGGCTCCAACGTGAAGGTGCTGCTCGTCGCCGAGACCGGGCCCGTGCGCTGGCGCGACGACGGCAAGCTGCCGACGCCGACGGCGGGCATGTACATGGGCGTAACCCAGTCGCCGTTCGATTATTCCGGCGACGTGGCGGCGTTCCAGATGATCAGCGTTAGCGGCACAGTCGCCGTCGACGCCGCCTTCTACGAGGTCGCGGGCTAAGGCCGATGCCGACCATCTCGCCGACTCAGTCGAACGCGCAGGCGGCGCTCGCCCAGTTCTTGGCGGCCGTTACCGGCCTCGTTGTCGGCGACACGATCATTTCGGGCCAGAACAACCGCGTGCCCGAGCCGACCGAGTCGACGTTCTGCGTGATGACGCCCATCCGGTTCACGCGGCTCGAAACCAACCTAGACACGTACGCCGACGTGAAGTTCACCGGGTCCATCACCGACACGGCGATGACGGTCTCAACGGTCGTGTTCGGCACGCTGTTGCCTGGCGCAACCGTCTTCGGCCCCAACGTCGCCGCCAACACGGTCATCGTCTCACAGTCGATCGGGCCGCCGGGCGGCGCGGGCATCTACCTAGTGTCGACCGCGCAGACGGTGGCCGCGGGCACGCTCTCCTGCGGCGGCCAGACGCTTACGCAGGGCGCCGAGATCGTTATTCAACTTGATTTTCATTCCGCGGACCTGACCGCTGGCGATCTCGCGCAGACGACTTCGACGATGCTGCGCGACGAATACGGCGTGGACTTCTTTGCCGCGTTGTCGCCGCCGCTCAACGGCGTCGTCCCTCTCTACGCGGATGACCCGAGGCAGATGCCGTTCATCAACGCGGAATCGCAATACGAGTGGCGGTGGGTCCTCGAGGCCAAGCTGCAGGTCAACCAAGCCGTCCAGATCCCGCAGCAGTTCGCGGACTCGGCGGTTGTCGACGCGATCAGCGTCGAGGCGGAGTTTCCACTCTGAAGGAATCTATAACCGTAACGGTTATGCCTTCTGACCCGCCGCTTCTACTGACCGTCCATACTATCGAAACCGTCCGAATGCGGCAATAAACGACCCTGCCAGAACTCCAGCGGGGAACTGCGGCATGTCGACGATTCCGTCCTCAGAACTCGTATCCGTCACCCCCAGTGTGCTGGCCGCCGGCGGCGCCGGCATCCAGACGATAGGACTGGTCCTCGACTCAAGCACTCGCGTTCCGCTCGGCACCGTCGCCCAGTTCTCGTCCGCGCTCGCCGTAGAAGATTACTTCGGCCCCGGCACGATCGCATCGGGCGCTGCCGTCTACTTCACCGGCTTCGAGAACGCCGACCAGACGCCGGGCCTCCTGCTCATCGCGCAGTACAACCAGACGGCCGTCTCCGCTTACCTGCGAGGTGGCAACATCAGCGCGCTGACGCTTTCGCAACTGCAAGCGATCTCCGGCTCGCTCGACGTCGTCTTCGACGGTTACGCGCGCAACGCCGCATCGGTCAACCTCTCGGGCGCTTCGAGCTTCACGGCCGCGGCCTCGACGATCCAGACCGCGCTTAACGCCGCCGACCCGACGGAAGAGACCGTCACCGCCAGCATCGGCGCGACATTTACGGGCAACCAGAGCAGCACGAACCTTACGACCACGTCGACGGTCGGGCTGATCTCGATCGGCGACACGATCTCGGGCACCGGCGTCGCCAGCGGCACAAAAATCGTCAGCCAGACGTCCGGCACGCCGGGCGGCAACGGCGTCTACGTCACGTCGCTGTCAGGCACCGCGTCGTCGGCGAGCTGCGTCGCGTCGTCCAACGTGCTCGACGTCACCGTCGGCGCCGGCATCATGGTCGGCCACTACGTCACCGGCGCGGGCGTGGTCTCAGCGCCGATCACAGCGCTCGGCACCGGCAGCGGCGGCGCCGGCACCTATGTGATTTCCGGCTCGCCCCAGCAGGTCGCCAGCGAGAGCATGACGCTGACGGCGACGCCGATCACCGTCACCTACGACTCGGTTTCCGGCGCGTTCGTGCTGACGTCGGGCATCACCGGCTCGCCGTCGACGGCGGCGTTTGCCACCGGCACGATCGCTGCCAGCCTGCTGCTCACTTCCGCCACAGGTGCCGTGCTCTCGCAGGGCGCGGCCGCGGCCGTGCCAGCGACGTTCATGAATGCGCTGATCCAGGTCAATCAGGACTGGGTCGCCTTCAAGACCGGGTTCGATCCAGACACGCTCGGCAACACGGGCAACACCGTCAAGCAGGCGTTCGCCGCGTGGAAGAACACCGCGCTCGGCGGCAACCGCTTCGCTTACGTCTGCCAGGACCACGACATCACGCCGACCGAGACCGTGCCCGCGACGTCGTCGCTGGGCTACATCCTCGCCAACAACGGCGACTCCGGCACGATCCTCATCTACGAGCCGTCGACCGGCGGCCCGTACTACACGAGCTGGTTCGTGCTCGGCATCGTCGCGTCCATCGACTTCCAGGAGCCGAACGGCCGCGTCACCTTCGCCTACAAGGCGCAGGCCGGGCTGATCGCGACGGTTTCGGACCCGACATCGGCCGTCAACCTCGGCGGCAACCCGCAGACGGTCGGCAGCGACGGCAACGGCTATAACTTCTACGGCGCGTACGCGACCGCCGGCCAGAACAACACGTGGTTCCAACGCGGGTTCATTACCGGCCCCTACGAGTGGGCCGACAGCTACATCAACCAGATCTGGCTCAACAACCAGCTCCAGGTCGCGCTGCTCACCGCGTTCGGCAACTCGAAGTCGATTCCATTCAACAGCGCGGGCGCCACCATCATCGAGCAGGCCCTCGCCTCGCCGATCGCGAACGGGTTGTCGTTCGGCGCGTACGGGCCTGGCCAGATCTCGGCCTCGCAGGCGCAGCAGATCAACGCGGCGTCTGGCAACTCCAACGCCGCGAACACCGTCCAGACGCAGGGCTGGTACCTGCAGGTCGTGCCCGCGAGCGCGACGCTGAAGGCGGCGCGCGGGCCGCAGCAGGTCAACTTCTGGTACAACGACAACGGGTCCGTGCAGGTGATCAACCTCAACAGCATCGCGCTAAATTAAGGGGACTTCATGCCCGGGACCATTACCTCCGCGAACACGATCCTCACGCTGACGCAGGCGCTGCTGTTCCCGACGCCGCAGCAGATTCAGCAGTTTGCGGCCGACGACGTTACCGACACCGATCAGGTGCGCAACGTCGAGACGCTCATGGGCGTGGACGGCTACCTGTCCGCCGGCTTCGTGTTCGCGCCGATCATGCAGAACATCTCGCTGCAGGCGAACTCGCCGTCGATCGCCTTTTTCGACACGCTCTATGCGCAGCAGATCGCGGCCGAGGACGCTTACCCGCTCTCGGGCACGCTGTACTTCCCGGGTCTCGGCAAGAAGTATTCGATGGTGAACGGCTACATGACCGACTACAAGCCGACGCCCGACGCCAAGCGCACGCTGCAACCGCAGCGCTTTCGCCTCACGTGGAACTCGGTGCTCCCGTCACCGTCCTGACGAGGCCAACATGCGCAAGACCGTCGACGTGAAGGTTCCGGAATTCCCCGGCACCTCCAACCGCGATCGCAACAAGCTGTTCCGCATAACCGAGTGGTCCGCATCTCGCGCCGAGAAGTGGGGCCTGCGCATGATCCTTGCCGCCAACACCGGCGGTGGTGCGCTGCCGCTTAACTTGAGCGGCATCGGCATGGAAGGCATCGCGATTCTCGGCATCAACACGTTCCTTCGCGGAAGTATCGGCGATCAGACATTGATCCCGCTGCTCGACGAGCTGCTCGACTGCGTCGAGATCGTACGCGACCAGAGCCATCCAGCTACCGCCACCAAGATCGTTTCGGACGACGACATCGAGGAGGTTGCCACGCGCATGTGGCTGAGGGGGGAGGTCCTCACGCTGCACTTGGGTTTTTCGGTGAGCGCCACACTGTCGGCGCTCTACTCCAAGATCATGATCTATCAACCCCCACCATCGACGGAATCGCCGACACAGTAAATGTCGCGCCGAAGGTGGCGAGCGTGGTGATGCGCGAGCCGCCACTGGCGACGCTGCACGAAATGCAGACGATCTACAGCCTAGAAGACCTCTACGATTTGCTCGAGATGGCCTCCGTGGATGGCCACAACCGACGCATGGTAGAGAAGCACTACGAACAGGAGCGCGAGCGTGCCAACCGCGATTGACTCACTCGTCGTAGAGATCGGCCTCGACCCGAAGGGGTTCACCGAGGGCCGGCAGAAGCTTGGCGACGAGCTCAGCAAGGCACGCGGGGCGCTGGAGAACTTCGGCAAGAGCGTCGAGCGCGAAGGCACGAAGATCGGGGAGGCGTTCAAGTTCGCCAAGGGCGGCATCATGGGTCTCGTCGGCGCGTTCGTCGGCGGGGAGGCTGCCTCGTTCATTGACAAGGTGGCGTCGATGGATGCGCACACGATGCGGTTCGCGCGCACCATCGGCATGAGCACGCAGCAGTTGGGACTGTGGAATAACCTCATCAGGAGCGTCGGCGGCACCGCGGAGGACGTCACGTCGACTATGGGCGGCCTCAACGCCGAGTTCATGGACATCAAGATGAGCAATAAGGTGCCAAGTCCAGGCATGCAGCAGGTTTTGACGCGCGCCGGCATCAACCCCTACCAGGACAATCCCGATCAAGCGATCATGAAGATGCTGCAGTGGCTGCAACCACAAAAGCCACAAGACCAAGCCTACTGGCTCGGCCAGGCTGGCATCCAAGGAAATATGGCGCTCCTGCTCATGGACATCATGAGCGACACCGGGAAGATGGCCGAGCTCGTAAAGCAACTAAAAGAGATGGGCGGTGCCAGCAAAAAGACCGGCGACGAGGCGGTCGAGCTCCAACGCAAGACGTCGCTGCTGATGGCTGCACTGGACAACCTCTCGCGCGGAACGTTCCCGCTGCTGACCGCAGTCGTCAACGCGTTCGCCGAAGGCATCAAGAACACCTTCGGAAACAGTGAAACCTCAAAGAACCTGCTCGGCCACCTCGACATTGTTCCCGACAGTCCAGCGGGTCGCCTCTACAAATGGCTTAGCGATCCCAAGCCAATGAGCCTGAGAGATTTGTTCTCCTCAAGCGCGGAGGCGTCGGTGCCGGCCGCGGGCAGCGGCGGGGGCGGCGTTGGCACCCGCGGCGACAGGAACAACAATCCAGGCAACATAGAATACGGGCGATTCGCAATCGCGCACGGCGCGACTGGAACGGACGGCAGGTTCGCCATCTTCCCGAACGCGGAGACGGGCTCAGCGGCGATGATGGCGTTGCTTCAATCAAGATATCAGGGCATGACGCTCGCCGGCATCCAGAAGACGTGGGTCGGCACCGGGCCGGACCAGGGCTACCTCGGGTCCATGATGAAGGCGACCGGCCTCGGCGCGAACGACGTGCCGAACCTCAACGACCCGGCTGTGGTCAAGGCGCTGATGCGCGGGATGACACGCGGAGAGGGCACGCACCTTCCGAAATCTGCCGCCCCCGGGCCGCAGTCCAGCGTCACGATCGGCTCCATCAACGTTGCGTCGAACAAGGCCGACCCGAAGGCCGTCGCCGATGAGGTGCCGGATGCGATAAAGCGCTATTCCATGCTCGGCGGCATAAACACGGGGCTGACCTGATGGCTGACGTACCCAACGTCCCCGGCGTGCCGTCGCTGTCGAGCTATGCGGCCAACACCGTTGTGCTGCTGGTCGAGGACGTGCTTTCGGCATTGTTCGGGTTCGCGCCGCCGGAATGGGGCATCTTCCTCAACGGGCTGCCGGTGCTCAGCTACGACAACCAGATGTCGTTCTCGTACAAGCAGGATTGGAAGCTGTCGACCTACCCGGTCGAGCAAGGCATGTTCCAGACCTACGACAAAGTGCAGCTCCCGGCCGAGGTCACATGCCGGTTCTCCGCCGGCGGATCGGTCACCAATCGCCAGCAGATGCTCGCGTCGGTCGACGCGGTGATGAGCGACACGAACACCTATGACGTCGTCACGCCAGAGGCGATCTATCTCGGCTACAACTTCATGCACCGCGACTACGACAAGGACGCGGAGCGAGCCGGGATGATCGTGATCGACATCATCCTCATGGAGATCATGCAGACGGCAACCGCGCAGTTTCAGGACGTGCAAAACGCGCCCAACGCAGGTCAGCAAGGGCTCGGTCAGACCAGCACGTCGACGCCGCCGAGCGGCGTAACCAATCCGGACGGCACGCAAAACATCAGGATATTCTAAAAGCGATGATCTCGATTGGCGCTCAGGCCCTACCTAACCAAACGATGCAGAGCCAGGTCGGCACGCAGTACGACGACGCTCAACATCTACCAGACCAACTATGGCCTGTTCATGGACGTGCTGGTCGGGGGCACCACGATCATATCGGGCGTTATTTGCGAGAACCTCAACCGCATTGTCCGCGACGCCTATCTCGGCTTCTCCGGCGACTTCGCGTGGTATGACACGCAAGGCACGAGCGATCCGGTCTACACCGGCATCGGCACACGCTTCGTGCTGCTCTACCTAACACCAGACGACCTCGCCGCCCTCGGCTTGACGGGGTGATGCCGTGGTCACGATCGACATCAACAAAGCGCCGGCGGCACCGAATACGTTCCAAAGCCAGTCGAGCTTTTCGCAGAAGATTCTCAACTTCACGTTCGAGCTAGCCCAGCAAGGCCAGAACAATCAACCGTCGACGTTCGCCGGCATGGGCAACGTCGTCAACTTGTCTGGGTACCGCGCGCGCTGTCGCATAACGAATGCGGGGGCGGCAACCGGCAGCCAGGCTGAGTTGAGCGTGTACGGCCTGGACCCAACCATTCTAAACCAGCTCACCACCCTCGGCATGGTCTACGGCAGCGTCGCAAAGAACTCAGTCATCGTCAGCGCCGGCACCGGGCTAGCCGGCGGCCAGTCGTCCGCGATCAGCGCGACGCAGGCACCTGTCGGCGGATTCCCCGTTGTCTTCGGCGGTACCATTTCAACGTCATTCGGCGATTACAATAATCAGCCAGACGTTCCGTTGCGCGTGACGGCGACTGGAGGATTGTGGAATGCGCTGCAGTCAGTTCCGCCGACCAGCTACAATGGGCCAGCTTCTATTTCCCAAATCATGAACAAGTTCGCCCAGCAGCTCGGGCTTGCGTTTGAAAACAACGGCGTCGCGCTAACGATCGACAACCCGTATTACCCCGGCACGCTGCTGCAGCAGATATACCAGTGCGCAGAGCACGTCGGCATCAACGCGCAGATCGTCGACGGCGGCACCAAGCTCGCGATCTGGCCTAAGCCAGGAACGCGCACGTCTCAGACCAACATCCCATTGATCTCGGCGAAGACGGGCATGGTCGGATACCCGACGTTCGCCGGCAATGGCTGCATGATCGTCAAAACCATCTTCAATCCAGACATTATGGTCTTCAGTCGTGTCCGCGTTGAGAGCGTGATCGATCAGGCCAACAAGGTTTGGAACATACTTCAGATGGATTTAGCGCTCGATACGCTGATGCCGGACGGCGACTGGATGACGATCATGATATGCGGCCCGAACAATTACTCGGCATCCGGCATCCCGCCGCAGGTGACGAAATGAGCGACTTTGCTTACGGCCAGATGCAGCCGGAGGACACGTCCTCCGAACTCAACGCGACGATATTCATCTGCAAGCAGCTGATAGCGCAGATCAACGTAATGAAGCTCGTGCAGGTGGTATCTATCAGCCCCGGAGCGGGATCGCCACCGGCAGCGGGCACCATGAGCGTCCAGCCGCTCGTCAGCCAACTCGACGGCCAAGGATTTCCTGTGCCTCACGGCGTCGTCAATGGCATCAAATACTTCCGAATCCAAGGCGGCCAGTGGGCTGTCATCTGCGACCCGGCGGTCGGCGACGTCGGTTACGTCATCTGCGCCGACCGCGATTCCTCGCTCGTGGCCAAGAACGGCGGCGGCCAGCAGAACCCGGGCTCAAGGCGAAAGTACAATATCGCCGACGGCGTCTATGTCGGCGGCGTCTTAAACGCGGTGCCGACGGCGTACATCTGGCTCAAGACCGACGGCACCTTCCAAATGGTGGATGGCAAGGGGAACATGCTAGAAACCTCCTCGAGCGGATTCGCGCTCACGGGGGACATGGCGGTGACCGGCAACATCACGGCCACGGGCAGCATCAAGTCCGGCTTCGGCGGCGCCGATCAGGTCGGGCTGCAGACGCACACGCACCCCGGCAACAACCAACCGCCGACGCCGGGGACGTGACCATGAAACCATCAATCGAAATGCTACGCCGTCTTTTCATCTGCGATGCGGTCACCGGCCGTCTCGTCTGGAAAGCTCGCACTCCTGATATGTTCGATGGACCGCGGTCTCTTTGGCGATGCCTGAAATGGAACGGAAGATACGCGGGAAAGGATGCCGGGCATTGCCTTCCAAAAGGCTACCGTTGCGTACGGATTTTTAATCGATCGTATCTTGAACATCATGTCATTTGGGCGGTCGTCCACGGCGAATGGCCGATTGCGTTAGATCATCGCTTCGGCGTCGAACGAGGCAACGGCATCTCAAACCTGCGGCGGGCGACACAGGCGCAGAATATGCAAAACACCAAAAAACGAAGAGATAATAAATCAGGTTTCAAAGGCGTGAGTTGGGATTCCGTGAACGAAAAATGGGTAGTCCGTATCCGGATGCTAGGCGGCGGAAAGTATCAAAACATTGGCAGATTTGACGATCCGTCAGTTGCGCACGATGCCTACTGCCGACGTGCCGTGGAACTGTACGGCGAGTTTGCGAGGTTCGAGTGATGGCGGCAACGATACTTCTTGATCGCGCCACTTGGGATTGTGTCCTCGACGCGAACGGCAACATCGCGCTCGCTACAGAACCGTACGCGCTCGCGCAGGACGCGGCCTCGGCCATCAAGACGTTCCTCGGCGAGTGCTGGTGGGACACAACCGTCGGCGTGCCGTGGCTCACCCAGATCCTCGGTCAGCGGCCGTCTTTCGCGCTGCTCAAGGCGCAGCTCATTGCCGCCGCCGAAACGGTGCCGGACGTTGCATCCGCGCAGGTATTCTTGTCGTCGTTTGCTGACAGGACGGTGATGGGCCAGGTGCAGGTCACGTCCATATCGACCGGCACTACCTCGGCCGCCAACTTCACCGTCACGAACCCGCAGGGGACAGGCTGATGGCATTCGGCACGACGAACGTCCCCGCGATCAGCTTCGGCGCTACCGGCTTCGTCTCGCCGAGCGGCCCCGCCATCCTCGCCGGCTGCCAGGCCGACTACTCGGCGGCGTTCAACGCCGCGCTCAACTTCAACCTCAACACGCCGCAGGGCCAGCTCACCTCGAGCGAGGCCGCGATCATCGCGAACACGTACGCGATCTTCACGTACATGACGCAGCAAATGGACCCGGCGTACGCCAGCGGCCGGTTCCAAGACGGCATCGCGCGCATCTATGGGCTCACGCGGAACCCGGCGGAACCCACCACGCTGCAGGTGGCGTGCACGGGCGGCGGCGGCGGCGTCGCCGTCGCGCTCGCCGTCGGCTCGACGATTCAGGACGTGTCGGGCAACATCTACACGCTGACGAGCGCGATCTCGCTGCCGGCCGCAGGCGGCACCGTCAACGGCGTGTTCGCCTGCTCGACCGCCGGCCCGATTGCGGTGCCATCCGCCGGCGAAGTCTCGATCTATCAGGCAATCCCCGGCTGGGACGCTGTCAGCGTCACCTCTGGCACCGAGGGCGTCGACGTCGAGAGCCGCCAGGCGTTCGCGCAGCGCATGACCGATAGCGTGGCCGGCAACAGCCTCGGCCCGATCGGCGCCATCATCGGCGCCGTCGCCAGCGTCTCCGGCGTCACCGACTATTTCGGCTACAACAACAACACGAATGCCCCCGTCACCGTCGGCGGCGTGACGATCCCGGCCTATTCGATTTACATCTGCGTGGCCGGCGGCGCTTCGTCCGACATCGCCCAAGCGATCCTCTCGAAGAAGGGCGCGGGCGCGCCGATGGTCGGGACGACGACCGTCACCGCCTACGACGACAACCCGCTCTACGCCTCGCCTCAGCCCTACCAGATCAGCTTCAGCTACGCGCTGCCGCTCCAACTCCTGTTCGCGGTCGAGATCGTCGCCAGCGCCAGCGTGCCCTCCGACGCGGCCACGCTCATCCAGAGCGCGCTGATCTCCGCGGTGACGGAGGGCGTGCTGCCCAACAGCACCACGATCACGCCGGGCCTGCGCGCACGCATCGGCCAGACGCTCTACGCGACGACTTACGTTCAGGTCGTCAACGCGCTCGGCTCATGGGCGCAGGTAGCGCAGATCAGCATCGGCTCGGCCAATACGCCGGACACCGTGTTCTACGGCACGATCGCGGGCACGACGCTGACCGTGCACTCGACGTCCAGCGGTTCGGTCGGCGACACGCAATTCGTCACCGACTCCAACAACCTCGTGCTGTCCGGCACGCAGATCATCTCCGGCTCCGGATCAAGCTGGCAGATCAACCAGACGCAGAACGTCGGCGGCGCGACCTTCACGTCGAACAGTTCGGGCACAACGACGCTAACGACGTCGGCCGTCACCGGCACCATCAGCCCCGGCGACCTCATTGTCGGCTCCGGCATTCCGGGCGGCACGACCATCGTCGCGCAGTTGACGGGCACGCCGGGCGGTGCCGGCACCTACCAGACGAGCGCGAACACGACGCTCTCGAACATTGCGACGACGTCGTACACGCACCTCTTCGGGTCGACAGCTGATCAGCAGTTCGTCATCGTCCAAGCCAACCAGGAACCGCAGCTCGTCGCCACCGGCATCACGGTGACGCTGACATGAGCGGCCCGCAATACCCGCCGCCGCCGTTCCCGAACTCCAACGAGATCGGCGGCTTCGCCATCGGCGTCTCGCCGATCGGCGACATCGCGCCGTTCAACCCGTGGTCGACGGTCATCGACCAGTACGCCAACAGCGACACGATCGACGGCCTGATCCTGTCTTTCAACGCGGCGATGGATCAGACGCAGAACTTCGATAACTTCTTCGACTTCATGTGGAACGTGCTGACCGCGCAGGGCTACGGCCTCGACGCGTGGGGTCGCATCGTCGGCGTCACGCGCACGCTTCAGCTTCCGGGCAGCGTCGCCTATCTCGGCTTCGAGGAGGCGATGAGCTGGACGGGCTTTAACCAGGGCAGCCTGTATTCCGGCGGCGCCGTGACCTCGAACTTCAATCTCAGCGACAGCGACTTCCGAACGCTGATACTAGCGAAGGCGCTCGGCAACGTCAGCGACGGCTCGATTCCGTCCGTCAACGCTATTCTGCTAGCACTGTTCCCGAATCAAGGCCGGTGCTACGTGCAGGACAACCTCAACATGAGCGTCACCTACGTCTTCGAGTTTCCGCTGACGCCGGTGCAACTCGCCATCGTCGCGCAGGAAGGCGTACTGCCGACCGCCGCCGGCGTCGCCGTCACCATCCAACAAGTGTGAGCACGGGCATGATCAAGAGGATAATCGCCGCCGCCATCGCCGTCTGCTTCGCCACGAGCGCGCTGGCGTTGACGCAGTCGAGCGTGCCGCCGAAGTTCCCGATCCCGTTCGCCAGCGCGGCCGGCACGCCGACATACCTGACGTTCCCGATCCCGACGCCGTCGCAGATCGGCATCGTCAACTGCAAGGCGTCGCTTACCGACGGCTTCCCGCCGCTTTCGTTCGTGCCGGCAGGCAGCGGCGGTTGCCCGCCATTCGGCCAGGACTTCAACGGCATCCTGCGGATGATCACGCTTTGGAGCCAGTGGGCGGGCGCCGGCGCCGCCCCGCTCTACGACGCCGCGTTCTCCTCAACGTCGTCACCCAACATCGGCGGCTACCCCTCGGGGGCCACGCTGGCGAATGCCACGACGCCGGGCTGCTTCTGGGTGTCGACCGCCGACAACAACACAAGCAACCCCGACACGGGCGGCGCCAACTGGAACTCGTCGTGTCCTGGCGGCGGCGTCGGCGGCACGTCTTCTGGCAGCGCCACCGTCCAGACGGTTTCGGGAACGCCGATCGTGCTCGTGAAGGGCGCGACCATCAGCTACACGGTCGGCCCCGGGCTGGGCAATGCCGCCGGCCTCCAGATCAACTACAACGGCGGCGGCAACAAGAACGTCTTCCGCGTCTCCCAGCTCGGCGCGTCGCTCACCGTCGGCGGCGAGACCAACCCCGGCCAGCGCGTCACCCTGCAGTGGGACGGCACCGAGTGGCAGTGCACGTCGTGCGCAGTCGCGTTCGTCGGCGACGTCAAGACGGCCATCGTGTCGTCGGTGCCCGCCGGCTGGCTGGCGCTCGACGGCAGTTGCCAGGCGCAAGCGACTTACCCGGACCTCTACAGCGTCGCCGGCTCGATCGGCAGCGCGTGCTCGGCCGGCAACTTCCGCCTGCTCGACGGCCGCGGCACGCTGCTGGTCGGCCAGGACAACCAGGGCGGCAACGGAACCGCCACCACGATGAACGGCTGCACCAACCACACGACGCTCGGCGGCACCTGCGGCAGCCAATACCTCGCGCAGAGCGCGCTGCCCAATGTGACGATCAACATCCCGTCCGGGCAGGGTTCGCACGCGCACACCGTGGGCCCGTTCACCGGCACCAACGGCACCGGCTCCGGCCCAGGTGGTGCGGGCGCGACGCCTAGCGCCTTCTCATTCAGCACGAACGCTGCAACGCTGCCGTCGATGGTTACGGCGTCCATCAACGGCAACGTCACGCAGACCGTCGGCGTGCCGCCCGTCGCCTTCGTCGTCACGATGGTCAAACTGTGAGGACCGCTGCCATGCGCACGCTGATCGGCTTCCTGTTCGCGGCGGCGTTCGCCGCGGCATCGGTGTCGCCGGCGGCCGCGCAGAGCGCGCCGGGTTGGGGTTATGGGTTCGTGCCGACGCCAGCGCAATGGAACGCTGCGTTCGCCGCCAAGACAGATTACAACGGCCCAGTCTGCCTCGTGAATGGCTGCCAGCTGACGGGCGAACTCGTGACGGCTGCGCCGACGACGGCGACGTCCGGCTTCCGGCTGCTGCCGGGCGTGTCACCGACGTCGCCGAACAACGGCGACATGTGGATGACGGTCACCGGCCTTTTCATCCGCGTCAACGGCTCGACCGTCGGCCCGCTGGGCACGGCCGCGTGCGCCACCTGCGCCGTCACCAACGCCACAAACACGTTCACGTTCTCGCAGATCATCAGCCTCAACGCGGCGACGTTGCCGACGGCGTTGACCGGCGACGTGCTCCAGCTCGGAAATGCCGACAGCACGATCAGCCGGGTCGACAACATCGGATTCGGGGCTACGCCGATTTACACGGGACGCCGCGCCGACGGCACGAACGCGAGCCCCACGGGCGTCGTCTCCAACGACATCCTCGCGGCGTTCAACGCCTACGGCTATTACGGCGCCGGCTGGAGCGCGACCGGCGCGGCCTCCGTCGAGCTGATCGCCAACCAGACGTGGTCGGTGAGCGCGCAGGGCACGCACATCGACCTTAAGACGACTCCGAACGGCTCCGCGTCGTCCGCGCTCGCGGTCGTCTGCCGGTTCGAGAACGACGGCGGCGTGACATGCCCGGCGACCGTCACCGGCGGCGACAAGGGTCCGGGAACGATCAATACCGCGGGCCTCTTCGTCAACGGCGTCGCCGCTTCCGTCGGCGGCGGCACCGTCAACGTCGGCACAGCCAACCAGCTCGCATACTACGCGACCAGCAGCAGCACCGTCAGCGGCAACGCCAACGCGACGATCACCGCCGGCGCGCTCACGCTCGGCCAGGCAGGGTCCGTTGTGGGCTCGCTCTCGCTTGCCAACGGCACGTCCGGCGTCCTCAAGATCCAGCCGCCTACGGGCGCGCTCACGGGCACGTTGACGGTTCCGAACCTCACCGACACGCTCGCGGTGCTCGGTTCGACGCAGACATTCAGCGGCGCGCTGACCTTCAGCAACACCGTCAACTTCACGAGCGTCTTCGACGTCAACGGCAACGCCGTGACGTGGCCGAACGTGGCGACCACGGTGGCCGCGCTCAACATCACCGATCAGGTGCTCACCGGCGGCACCAACGTGACGCCGTTCTCGATCGGCTCGGTAAGCTCGGGCACGACCACGATCGACTGCGGCAAGTCACCGCTTCAGTGGATGGTGGACACCGGAGCCTCCACGATCGCGGTGCCAGCGAACGACAGCTCGTGCCTCGTCGAGATCATCAACGGCAACGGCGCCGGCGCGCTCACCTTCTCCGGGTTCTCCGGTAAGACTTCGCTGACGAGCTTCTCGACGACGGCGACGAGCACGGCGACGGTCACGTTCACCAACAGCTCGGCGAACATAACCTGGACCGCGAACGGGCTCGCGCTCAACGCGCCGGTTTACTTCACCAACAGCGGCGGCGCGCTGCCGACCAACTTCTCGGTGGGAACGATCTACTACGTGGTGAGCACGGGCACGAACACGATCCAGGTGTCGGCGACGCCCGGCGGCTCGGCGATCGTCGCGGGTTCGGCGGGTTCGGGCACTCAGACCGGCACGCAGCCGTCGGTATGGGATCTCTCGATCAACAGGATCGACGGCAACACGCTCGGCATCATCGTTCAGGTGCAGTAATGCTCTCGCGCTTCTTCAACGCGGTCACGCTATCGCTGTTTCTGGCGGCCTCGCCGGTCATGGCGCAGGTCAGCCCGAACGGCGTCGGCCCGACCTTCCTCGGCCAAACTTTTTTCTGTACCGGCGGCACGGCTTCGACGAATGGCGCGCAGCGCGTCCACAAGTTTACGGCCAGCAGCACGCTCACCTGCGTTGGGCTGCCGACCAGTATGTCCTACCTCGTCGTCGCTGGTGGGGTCGGCGGTGAGAATGCGAGCGCGGGAGGGGCCGGTACTGGCGGAGGAGGCGGTCAAGTTCTGACCGGGACCTTCACGGCAACGGGTAGATCGTACACGGTCACGGTCGGCAGCGGCGGAGCCGCTAACTGGGGCGCGGGCGGCTCGTCAACTTTGCAGACGGTCGCGACGGCCGTTACCGGAAGCTCGGGAACCTCGGGGAACGGTTTCGCGCCGGGTGCACCTTTCAGCGTCGACGCCGGTGGCGGGGGCGGCTGCGGCGGCGCTGGTGCAGCGGCCTCGGGCAGCGGCGGCGGCGCAGGCGGGACGGGCTGCAATTCGTCGATCACAGGATCGTCGGTTTGCTACGGCGGCGGCGGAGGCGGAGGCCCAGCAGGCACCGCGACATGCGGTGGCGGTGCTGGCACAATCCCGGGCACACCGGGAACGGCCAATACCGGCGGCGGAGGCGGCGGCAACGGAACCAATTCGGGTGCCGGTGGACTCGGTGGCGTTGGCGGCTCCGGCATCGTCGTTGTTAGCTATCTAGGATCGGCGTCGCTCGGCTCTCCGCACTTCGCGCTCGATGACGAGATGGACCGGAAGCGGCTGCCGGCCAACGACAACCGCCAAGTGGAAAACTCGCTGGCGGCCTGACCGGACAAATCACTGCGTGACGAATCTCACGACGCATGAGAGTATTTCGCCGTCGGGCGACGCGGGGGCTAGGATGTTCTCACGCAAGAAGCGGGTGATACGGCCGGAGGCGTCGCCTCCGTGGACTGAGATCGACGACAGCGACGACAACGCCAACCATGACTTTCTGCGCGTGATCGCCTGGATCGTGTTGGCTTTCATCGGCGCGATGCTCATCGGCTCCGTGATCATCCTCTCGAGCCACGCGCACGCGCACATGCACGACCGCCCGGAAATGAACGACTGGCTGAGCAGCCTGCACAATCACCGCAAAGGGCTGTGCTGCCAGTTCGATGAGGCGACGACGGTAACGGACCCCGACTGGGCGCGGATCAAAGAGATCAAGGAAGGTTGCGCCGACGGTGAGAAGCCAAATCGGCCAGGCGAACCCGAAGAGCACGTGACATACTGCGTGCGCATTGATCACGTATGGTGGAAAGTCTACGACGGCTCGCTCATTGACGAGCCGAACCGGGCCGGCCCCGCATTGGTCTGGATTTCGATCTACAACGACGCCAGCGGGAAACATCAATTCATCAGGTGCTTCCTCAGAGGAGCCGAGGGATGAACATCCTCAAGTGGCTAGTCCCCAGCTCGTCGACGCCGCCGTCGATGCCGTCACCCGTAACAGCGACCGTGGTTTCGATTGCGCCGGTTCCGGCGGCGCCCATCGTGTTCCCGCCGCAGTTCGTGATCTGCATGAAGTACATGCTGCCGCAGGAAGACCCCGTGCCGCTCGACTGGTCGAACCGCCGCAACTTCTCGAACGATCCACGGGACCCTGGCGGCGCCACGATGGATGGCATCATCCAGACCGAGTACGACCGCTACCGCACGCGCAAAGGCTTGCCGCGACGGCCGGTCATCCAAATCACGCAGGAGGAGGGCGACGACATCTACCTCCACAACTACTGGCTCCCGTATTGCCCCGAGGTGCCGCCGGGGCTGAACCTCCAGCTATTCGACACCGACGTGAACGAGGGACTTGGCCAAGCGATCAAGATTCTCCAGTACGCGCTGGGAACGCCACAGGACGGCCTGTGGGGGCCGAAGACCGACACGGTGGTCAAGGCCATCGCTGACGTGCCGGCCGCCATACGGGCGTTTGGCGCCCGGCGCGCGGCCGTTTACCGCGAGATCAGGAACTTCAATGTGTTCGGCGCGGACTGGGAACGCCGCACGTCGGAGATCACCGCCGAAGCGCTCAAGATGGCGGCTTAACTTTTTGCCGCCTTCGCAACGTGTTGCGGTATAGCCACACCCAACAGCAAAACGACTGGCATTGCCGCCTGTAGGGTGGCAATGGCCGCGGCGGCGGGCGTAACCTCTCGATCGTGACTTTCACATCAGATCGGGGGAATCCAAATGCGTAAATCTTTGCTCGCCTTCACGGCGCTCGCGACCATCATCGCCGCGCCCGCGTTCGCCGCCGACGTCGCGCCGCCGCTCGTCAGCAAGAGCGCGTTGCCGGTATATCCATACAGCGGCGGCTCCGGCTTCTACGCCGGCGTCAACACGATGGCCGGCGTCGCTGACGCCTCAGCCACCAGCACGGCACTAACGGGCACGATGAACGCCGCCGGAGGCGCCCTCGGCGGCACCGCCGGCTATACGAGCGGCAACTCGCGCCTCTGGTTCGCGGTCGAGGCCAGCGGCGACTACCAGAACGTGACAGCGACCGCGACCGGAGCTGCCGCATCGGTTGCGAGCCGGTGGTCTTCCGAGCAGGTATTCAAGCTCGGCGGCTCGGCACCTTACGACTACCTCGCGGCCATCGCCCCGCTCGGGATCAGCTTCCCGACGTTCCAGTTGCCACTGGCTCCGAACGGCATCAGCGTCGCCGCCGGATCGCACCCGTACATCATGGGCGGCGTCAAGGAGTTCGGCATCACCGGCGGCTTCGGCGTCGCAGGTGGCTCGACCATCGGCATCGCACCGCTGCTCGGTGCCGGCACGATCTCACAAATCGTGGACAGCACCGGCAAGCCGACGGGCTTCGCGCTCGACCTGTTCGCTGAGATCGTGTTCGCCAACAAGGCGCTCGGCTTTAACAACGTGTTCGGCGTCGGTGGCCCGGTCACTCCGGCGACGATCACGCTCGGAAATCAGTATTTCGCCGGTGCCAAGGTTCTCTTCTGAGGACCTACTGACGCACCGTACTGCAAGCGTTTTCTTGATTCGCGACTAAATCTTCCCGTGTTAAGGAGGGCCTGCCTGATTCATTCAGGCGGGCCTTTTTTTCGTCCAGAGGGAAGGGAAGTTTCACATGAAACGTTTGCTTGTTGTCGCAGCGTTGTCGTTGCCGCTTGCGACGTGCGCCGCGGCGCCGGCCTTGGCCGCGACCTTCAACGAGGCCGACAAGATCGAGCGCGCGCAAGCGCAGGCTATCGGCGGTCCCATCGGCTCGCCGACGTTCGTGATCCAGGCACCCAGCTCGGGCGTCATCAACATCGGCCAGGCGTTCAACGAGGTCGCCGCGCCCTACATCAATGCGCTCGCCAACGCGCTCATCCTTGCGTTCGTGGGCTGGGCCGCAAATGAAATCCGCAAGCGCACCGGCATCGTCATCGACCAGGCGCATCAGGCAACGATCGCCAAGGCACTGCAGAACCAGGCGGGCTCGCTGCTCGCCGACGGCATGGTCAAGATCGAGGGCAAGACGATCACCGTCGACAGCGTGGCGATGGCCGCCGCCGTCAACGACCTACTCAAGCACGTGCCGGATGCCGCCAGGTATTTCGGCTTAGACCCTGACCACGTCGCCGCGCGCATCGTCGACACGATCCCGCAGATCATTGCTGGCGCACAGGCGCTCGCGGCCGCGCACGAAGCGGCCGCACCCCCAGCGAAGGCGGCCTGATGCCATGACCGCCTTCGGCGACCAGATCCTCGCTGCCGTCGATGGAGCCTTCGCCGACGCAATCAGGGCTGAAGCCAATGCGACGGTTGGCAACCTCGTCGGCCGCTTCGACCCGACAAGCGGCAAAGAGCTGACGCTCGCCGAAGTCGTCCAACGGTATCGCGCAGCGCTGACGGTGACACTGAGCCTGCGCGAGGCCGTGCGCCGCGCGACGATCGATGAGCTCAAGAAAGCGCAGCCAGCATGACCGTCGCCACGCCATCAGACGGGGATTTGGTCGATCAGGCGGCGGCAACCTATAGCCAGCCAGAGCCGTACTTTGAGGACATCAAGAGCGCTGTCCGCGTGTTCCTGACGCAGGGCGACGGCTTCAACATCATCGCGATCGAGGGCACGCACGACGCGCTGGGCTGGGCGGTCGACTTCTTCGGCGCCGCCGTCGAAGATCAGCAAGGGCTCAATCATCAAACGCTCGGTTTTATCCACGCCGGGTTCTACGACGCGGCGGTCACCGCGCTCACGCGCTGCGCGCTCGTCGCCGTGCGCGGCCCCTACGCCATCTGCGGCCACAGCCTCGGCGCCGCGCTTGCGCTGCTCATCGGCGCGCTGCTTGCCGACGACGGCTACCCGCCGGTCAAGATCGGCGCATTCGCGCCGCCGCGCGTTGGCGGTGCCAAGTTCGTGCAGAAGGTCACGTCGATCCCACTATGCGCCTACAGGTACGGCAACGACCCGGTGCCCGAGGTGCCGCTGTCCATCTGGAGCCTGCCGTACGTGCAGGTGCCGCTGACGCAGGTCGGCGAGCCGATGGCTAACCCATTCAGTTGCCACACGATTCGAAACTACGTCGACGCCGTCCACGCCACAAATGGGAACCAAAGCCATGCTTAACGACTTTCTCAGCCTGATAGGCGTCAAGGCGGGCGTCATCCTTGCCGGATTCGGCGGCGCGGTTACCCGCATTGCCGTGTTCGGCACCGGCGGCGCCAGCGTGCTTAACGCCGTGATCTCCGTCATCGGCGGCACGATCACAGCCATTTACCTCGGCCCGGTGGCACCCGCTTACCTGGGCTGGGACGACAGCGCCAGGTCGTCGGCCGCGCTCACGTTCCTCGTCGGCCTGTTCGGCATGGAAATCTGCAAGCAGATCGGCATGGCCATCGGCCACTGGATGCCAACCTTCAACAACAGCAAGGAGCCGTGACATGGAGGATATCCTGCACCTGTGGTTCCTATCGGCGATGCTCAATGCGGCGATTGCGCTCGCGCTCGTCGGGCTCGGCATCGTGCTGTCACACGGTGCCGGCCTGCGCTCGGGAGCGGCCGTGCTACGGCTGGCGCAGCGGCTTGTGTCGATGTTTGCTGCGGTGATGTTCCTCAACTGCGCGCTTCATATCGTGGAGACCCGCACGCCGCCGCCGGCGTGGGCGATGTGGACGCAGGTGTCGCTCGTGCTGTTCGCGGCGGTGACGGTAGTCAGGCTACTGCTCTACTCGCCGCCGATCCCTGAGTGCGCGAGCTGGCGCCGGCCGGTCATCCGCGGGATATCGCTGGTGCAAGACGAGCCGAAGAAGAAAATCAGAGGCGCTTAACCTCGACGGTGGCGTGGCGCTTCGGCAATCTCGAAACCGGCCGCTGTCAATGCCTTAATACAGAGTTCAGCAGCGCGCCGATCTTCATCAAAGTAGTTTGGGCCATACCTGTAACCGCAGACCGGACGATTACGAATGGCCTCCGTCAGGACTTCGATTGCTTTCTCTTTCTTGCTCATCATTCCTTGTCCTGTTGGGTGAGGGCGCGGAGAGCACGCCATAATAGCCCCCAGCGATCTTTGCGGCGTTGTGTCTTTCGTAGCTTCGGATTGCACCATTTACATTCCTCAACCGGACCATCGTGGGGAATTTTGCCGCTCCATTGAAGGTGGCTCATCGCTTGTCCTGTTGGGTGAGGGCGCGTGTCTCTTTCAAAATAGTCAGACAAATCTTCTCGACCGGCCGTGGTATGCCTTCGTGGTAGCGTATCTTTTTAATAGCCGCCCGCAGCTTGGCGTTCTCGGCTTCAAGATGTCGTATTTTATCCGCATGAAATACAATGGTGAGAGCATCGGTGCGGGCTTCGTCAGTCAGCCGCTCGATCTCGGCTTTCAGCGGCGCTTCGATATCTCGCACTAAACGTGTCATCGTCTCAACCTCGACTATGGCGTGGCCGCTTGGATCGCCGCCAACACGCGCTTGGCGTCCTCTCGCCACAGATTTTTGACTTTCTCATCCAGCGACCTCCAGTCGACAATCCGTTTCGCGCTCGGCATCGCCCAAATTGCTTCTGCAATAATATCTATCAACGTGCCGTCGCTCATCATCCTATCCTTTTGCGCCGTGTGCGGGGGAGGGTACGATCTACGCGGCCAGTTCCCGCTTCGGTATGCTCTTGCAAAATTTGATGATGCCGAGGCACGACTTGCAACTGATGCGGGCCGTGGTCTTGATCATGCTCT